CTGTAAGTAAGAGACAACCAAGGTTAAACCAACTTGAAAAGAATGGTTAGTTTTTACAACCTTCTGAACATACTCCAAATAATTGAGATTTAACACCAAAGATACCGCACTGCGCTTATCTGTATAGTTAGTAAAACCTAAGTCTTTTAACTGAGCTACAACATATTGAGACAACTCAAATTTACGCACAATAGTAGGAGAGTAAGTTATTCCGTAGTCGTACAACATAACCTTTAGGACTTCAACTGCGCTACGCATCTGCAAGTAACGATTGTACAAGTCTTTTGGTGTAATCTTTGTTTTCAATACACTGTTCATAGACTTACCACCATTATTTCTTGCACAATCACACCATCTGGTGTAGGGGTTTCCATACGAGAGAATCCTTGAAGTTTACTACTTCTCAACCACTGCTCTCGCAACACTTGGTAAGTTTTAGCAGACAGAGGGTTTGCACTCTTACAACCCTCTTTTTCATTATAAACAGTTACCGCAACCGAGGTAGATACCCCTTTTAGATATAAAACAGAAAAGACTTGTATAGGTCTGTAGCGTAGCAAAGTATTGCTATCTAAGTCTGCTAAGTCCATCTTCTGAATTAAACTATGACTCTTATGAGCTAAGGTGTACACTGTAGAGTCTACTATAAACTCTACCCCTGAATTAAAAGGTCGGCTGCGAACTAACATACGAAATCGAATCTCCTATCCAAATTGCATTTTTCTCAATTTTATCATATTTAGAGGGAAAATGCAAGACTTAGACAAGAAAGAACGTTCTTATTTGGATGTATTGGCAAGTTGTTCTTTAAACTTAGTATTGAATGTATTAAACACACCAATTAAATCGCTTAAAGATACACGTGGGTCAATGATACCAAAGTAAAATCTCTCGATATTTGAGTAATCTGTCTCCAATTTTTCTCCTGACATAGTGATAGCCGAACCATTACCAAAGTGATAAGGCTTACTATACTTACTAAAGACTACCCCACCAATAAATTTCGCATCTTCTGTTCTAGGGTTTTGTTTATCTACAAACCAAGACAATTTGTTATAAGACAACTGAAAATCTAATTCAGTCGTTGTGTTAACTAATACAGAGTGAACAACTTCCCCATAACCTAGCAAAGTTTCGTATAACCTAGAAACACTTTCAAAGAAAGCAGACTCCATAAATTTTAAGATAAGGTCTTTTTCTTGAAGTAGTAAACCATGTTCACTAACCATAGAACCTTTAATAGACGACCAAGCTCCTTTATCCTTGTCTTGTTCACTAATGTAAGGCACTAAATCTCCCAAAAGAGAGTACATATTGTACAAGGATACCGCTCCAAAAGTGTTCTCCATAAATCGGTAACGTAAGTTGTGCGCCCTTTGTTGCTCCAATTCTTTTAAGAACTGCAAACGAAGAGAGACAGGTAAAGGCATGTTTAAACTATTAAACTCTCGAACAAACTTCAACAAATACTCAATCTTAGAAGTTGGTTTTGCAAAACCACCGTCTACCAAACTTTGCCAAAAACTAGGTAAAGCAAAGCCGAAATTCTTCTGATAACCTAACTGCTGACTGTAAGAGTAAGCATAAGTCAACATTTCATTGAAATAACGAGTACGGAAGCGTACCAACTGATTTTGCACTTGACCTTCAATGTTGAAGAAGTCCTGTACACAGTCTACTCCAAACTTCAACACTTCTCCTGTGGCTTCTTCTTCTGCCACAAATTCCCATTTAATATCGTGTCCAAGGGTACATTTAGCGCCTGTTTCAAAGTAATTCAACTCTTTGAAGAACCAAGTACCACCGCCCATGAGAGTTGCTAGTTTTGTAGCTTTCTCTCTAAAGTAGTCAGTGTCAGTATTTAACTCCAACTCAATCCTTTGAAGACCTTCTTCGTAAAAACTCTCTTGCAAAAACCAACGAGATAAGAGCTTTCTTTGGTCTTCACTAAAAGTCTCCGAGAAATAGCGAACATAAGAGGATACCACGGGATATTGAGAGCCTTGGAAGTTCTTCAAGACTGCACTTGTTGTACGAGCTAAGACTGGAACCTTAATTGTACTACCCTCACCCTCTTCAAAGTATAGACCGCTCTCTTTAATGTGGTTCAAGACTTGTTCTAATAAGACTCGACTCTTCTCAATAAAAGCAGTTGGTACACTAAAAGACTTTAATTTCTTACCGCTTTGCATATAAAATCCGTAGCGGTCTTTCTCTTTAAAGTGAATACAGACTACCTGTCTCGGACTCTCAACTCCAACATCAGCTAAACTCTCAAACTCAGTTAATAGTTTAGCTCCACCATCTGTTAAGCGACTTTCAATTTCTCGAACGGGTTTTCTATTAACCATACGCTACACCCCATTTCTCGAAGGTTCCATCTCCTTTAGACAAGGAACGTAGAATAACCTTCCATTGGTCAAACTGAACTTTTTCTTCTAAGACTAGAGCCAAGCGAGAAAAATCTAGGGGATACCCCAGCTGGTAAGCTTGTTTTAGAACGGTGTATAAAGCTCTGAAGAACTTGTCCTCTAAAACATCTGGGGAATTTGTTTGAATGTAACGTGTAAAACGTTCATAATCTACTACGAAATGTAAAGGACTGTTTTCAAACAATTCAACTACACCTTCATCCGAGACTGTAGACAAATCCAAACTAGAAGACAAGCGTTTCAGACGAAAACGCAAGATGTCTTCCTCCAAATACACTAAACCATAACCAACTAAATCATCTGATTGAGAAGTTCCTTTTGGAAATTCAATCAGACCTACTAATTCTTTACTCATACTCTTTTATCCTTCTTCTGCTAATGAGACCTCAAAGGCTACTGGGTCTAAATCCATTGTTGGCTCAAGCTCTTTATAAGCCAAGTTGACGGTTGTTAAAATACCACCAATCTCTTTTTGGACAGTGAACTCATCGTTAGGAAATGCTAAACCTAACTCAACCAAACGGTTATACATAGACACAATCTGCTCTTTGCACTCTTCAACTGTGTTCCCAACAAAGTAAATGTTCTTTGTCTCTGTATTTCTCATTCGAGAACGGTCTTGAACAACCAAATAAACGGAAATTCCGTTCGTTAAAACAACAGAGCGACCACCAAGATGGTCGGATACCCGTCTGAGAGACACGGTTACAACCTCAGTCTCTACTCGATATAGAAACTCTTCTGCAATCCAAAAATACTGCAGAACTGCACCTTCCATAATCTCGTCTTGACCTACATATTCAATCTGAGGGTCTGGGCTTTTATAACTATTGGGAATAGGAATGGCGCTTGCGCAAGCAACCAAGCGATACCCTTTTGGTGCTTTTACAGATTGTAAATTCAACTTAGAGTAAGCCAAATGCCCTTTCTCACTAAACTCTTTCTTAGTTGAAATAAAGACAAACTCACATTCTTCTAACTCTTTAAATAAATTCTCAGAGCTAAGTCCTTTAATTTTTACAAAGGAAAGCAATTCAGAACCTATCGGACTTTGAGTTAGCTCCAAGTGGTGCAGTCCAAAGACCGTTGGACTCATAGACTTAATATAAGCCATTGTTTGTTTGAACTCTCTCTCAAATACCTTATCCACGAAAGGAGACTGAGGGAAGTGTTGAGGTGTTGGAGATACCCCTACACCCTCAAAAGTCTCTTCATAAGGAGTTGAGTGAAGCTCTAATTCTTCTTCCTCAAACATACTACAAACCTCTCAACTTAACTTTTGGGTTCTAAAGACATCACCACTACCAAAGCGTTGTTGTCTCTTGTCATCTCAGCTCCGACAAAATGCTGCTTGTTGGGGATACCGAATGTTTCTACTGCCAACGGTAATCTACGACCACCTAGTTCTACAACTAAGTTGTAATCACTCATTCCTAAAATGTTTACAGACAAGTTCGCAAGAGCTTGAAAATCTACTGCAAAAGCTGGAATTTTCTCACCACTCAATTTAGTAGCTTGTGGGAGAGAGTTTGTACAGTAAATACCTACCTCAACTTTTGTTCCCAAAGGTTGTTTAGCCAATTTCTCTAAGAACTTACGAAAAGACTCAGCCGTTTTCTTTCTTTGAGCAATCGCTTTCTCTCTCATAGATTTGTCTTCTGTCAAGAACTCATAGGCTTGAATAGCACGTGTAAAATCAATCGAAGCAAGAGCCAACTTGTCATTTACAAAGTGATATTGGAAGTAATCTTCATTATCCAAAACACTCTTAATCGTCTCATCTGTTCCTTGAACCAACACGTCAGACTCCAAGAAATTACGAGGAATTGGAGACCATGTGATACCAAGTTCTAAATTATTCTGACCGTGCATTGCAGGTAAAGCAAGTGCCATTTGACCTGTTGCTGATAGTTTGTTGTTAGCCATAGTTTAACCTCACTTAAACTTAATTTAATTTTCATAACTTATCAAAGTGCATACCTCGAAAATGGGAGCATACCCCCAAAAGTAGGTGGCAAAATAAAAAGTACCCACAAGTGCTTGCGGATACCGAAACAAAGGGTTATTGAGTTAGGTAAGCCCCCAAGTCACTCAAATCATCAAATTGTGCTTGGAACTGACCGTTTACAACCTTACGGAAGATTGGAACTCCTATCGTATTGCTTGTTAATCGCTCAAAGCTACCCTCAGAGAAACCTTTAAAGTCTTCTACAGAGTCAAACCCAATGTAGTAAATCGACTTAGGACTAATGTTCTTGTTTTTAACATTGACATCTAGTCTTTTAGCAAACTTCTGACAGTCTGGGCAAGTTGAAACCCCTACAAAGACATAAAAAGTTTCTCCTTTATCTACTTTCTCAATTACTTCTTCTACAGTTGAAGGTGTAAAGTGTTCAATCGTTTCCTTGTACTCTCTCACTGCGTTCTCTTGTAGCACCGTTTTTGCACCCCAAAAGGAAATACCCAAAATGGCGATACCGAAGAAGAATTGTAACCAAGGTTTTATATCATAAAATTTTGCATTGAATTTCTTAGCCAAAATGAACTACTCCTACCTACATTATCACTTAGGGGTAGGAGTTTCTTGGGTAATATGCTGACTTATTGATTAGCTGACTAATCAACAGAGGTTACATAAATTTACCAAATTATCCCCGTAGTCCCTACGGTTGTACTATTTTTTTTCTAATTTACGCTAAACGCAAACCTTCATTAAGAATGTTAATACTTGCGTTAATATCTCTATCATGGTGACTACCACAATTTTCACAAGTCCACTCTCTATCAGAAAGAGGTTTCTTTCCTGAATTAAAACCACAGTCTGAACAAAGTTGAGAAGAAGGATACCACCGACTAATTTTGGACACTTGTTTTTCATACCAATTAGCTTTATATTCCAACATTCTTATAAATTCAGACCATGAAACATCACCAATCGCTTTTGCTAATTTATGGTTTTTCATAAGATTTTTGCTTGATAAATCTTCAATACACAAAAGGTCGTGGTTCTTGACAAGATATGTACTGAGCTTATGAAGAAAATCTCTACGCATATTAGCAATTTTCTCGTGGATTTTAGCGACTTTTACTCGTTGTTTCTGATAATTCTTACTATCAGAAAGCTTTCGTCCAACTTTCTTAGCTACTAAAGCTCTACGAGATAAAATCTTTTGTTCTTTAGCTAATTTCTCTGACAACTGCTTGAAAAATCGCTCATTACCGATTTTCTCCCCTGTTGAAAGAATAGCAAAGTCAGAAATTCCAAGGTCGATACCGATATTGGAGTTTGTTTTAGGAAGTGGAGTAATCTCAGTTTCACACAAAATAGAAACATAATATTTCCCAGTTGGCGTCATTGAAATTGTAGCACTCTTAATAACACCTTCAATTTGACGATGTGCTTTAACACACACCCAACCGACTTTAGGCAATCTTATAAACCCCGCTTTTAATGTAATAAGCCCTTTCTGATTATTGGTTTTATAAGATTGGCTATGACTCTTTTTCTTGAAATTAGGGAAACCAAACCCAGATTGAAAGAAGTTTTTGTAGGCTTTCTGAAGATTAAGTTGTACATTAGCTAAGGCTAAACTGTCCACCTCTTTCAACCAAGGAAACTCTTTCTTGTATTGAGCTGGTGTGTTATATAAAGTTTCGCCCGTTTCCTCATAGTGCTTTATTTTATCCGCTAACATCATATTCCAAATAGCTCTTGAACAACCAAATGTTTTAGCAAAAAACTGTTTTTGTTCTTCATTAGGATACAACCTGAATTTATAAGCTTTTTGTTTAATAGTCATTTTTCTTTCCCTTGATTTTCAATATATTGTCGAATAATCTCAATAGGTGCACCACCGCTCGACAATAAACAAAAGGAACGAGACCAAAACATCTCTTTCCATATTTTTTGACGAATAGTGGGAAATTCTTTCTTCAATAACCTACTCGATGCAGACTTATAAGCGTTAATGAACTTACTTAGTTCTGTCTTAGGTTGACCTTTAAATAGAACATGAACATGGTCTTTATCATGGTTCCACTCAACCAATTCTATCTTATAAGTAGGTGCAATATACTTAAATATTTCTTTGGCTCTATTGGAAATTTCATCAGTAAACACTTGTCGTCTATATTTTACAACTAAAATCAAATGATAATGTAATGAGAAGACTGAATGTGCATTTGTGTCTAAGTCCATTGATATTACTAACTTTCTAATATTTTAACTGATTATAGTTTACCATAGTAACTAGAGATTGTCAAGACTTTATTTAGTTTTATGTCAATGAAATCAAAAACTTATTGGAGCAACCCCTTTACATCCAACCACCTAAGAGGTGGAGGACTTACAGGTAAGATGTTACATCCCACCACCTAAGAGGTGGAGGACTTACAGGTAAGAGGTTAAAATCAAATAGGAGCGAAACTGAGACCTCAAAATGGAAAAGTGAGAGGACTATATTCCCCTCACTTAAATTTGAAAGACCAATTTAGTTCTCTTTGCGAGATTTGAAGCCTGCAAAACCAACAAGCAAACCAAAGATACCGAGAGTAGCTAGGGCGCTAGAAGTCTCACCTGTGTTTGGAAGTTGACGTTGTTCAACAGTTGAGGTTTGTACAAGAGTTTCACCTTGTTCTGTAGCTGGTGTAGCAGAATACACAGTAGGAGCAACATCTGATTGAGCAACGAAACCTGATGTTGAAGTTGCAGTTGTTGTAGTTGAAGCTGAGTTTGAACCATTTGCAACAGTTACGGTAGCTTGAGGAACTTTGTAATCAACCACATGCCCGTTGTTATCTACAACTGGTACTGGTTTGTAACCTGCTTTTTCAAGCTCTTTACGTTTAGCATCTGCAAGCTCTACCAAGCGTTTTGTTTCTGCTTCTTCAAACTTCGCTTTGGCAGTTTCGTAAACATTCTTCGCTTCAAGTGCTTTAGCACTTTTAACTTCAAAGTCTGCTTTGGCTTCACGTTGTGCTTTTTGTGCAACTTGGAGAGCTTTCTCTGCTTGTTCAAGTTCAACTTTTAGATCCGCCAAACGAGTTTTCGCATTTTTAAGGTCTGCAAGTTCTTTTTCTGCTTGTTTAACTTTAACTTGAGCATCTTTGAGTGCTTGTTCAGCTTCAGATACCGCTTTAGCTTTAGCTTCTGCTGAAACTTTCATTGAGTCCAATTTAGCTTGCTCAATTTCCAAAGCTTTATTTGCTTGCCCAAAACTGAATTTAGCGATAACTTCACGCCCACGAGCGCTTCTAGCTTCAATTTCAGTTTGAGCATGTGACACTAACAAACTGTTTACCAAAGCATTTGCATTAGCTAAATCAACAACTGCTTTGTCATGACGAGTTTTAGCACGTTCCAAGTAAGTTTGCGCTGTAGCAAGAGGACTACCTTCTTTTTTCAATGCGTTCAACTTAACAGTTGCACTACGCAAAGTTGAGTTAGCTTTTTCCAAGCCTTTGTCTGCTGCTTCAATTTGCTCACGGACAGCACCTACTGCTTTTGCAGTATCTTTCAAACGTTGAACTGCATCAGCTACACGACGTTCAAAAACTTCTTTCTTCAAAGGATTCTCAATAGGAGTTGTATCCCAAGTTGAGCCATTTGTAAGTGAGCTACGGACAGAAGTTAGAAAGTGCGTAGTGTAGAAATCGTCCGTTTTGCTCTGAGCAACCCCACCGAAATAAGCAGTCTCATTTGGGTAGTCAAATTGCAAAATCCCTTGAGTATGCGCATAGTCATTCTTAGTTGAAATCAACTGTACAAAATGATTGTACAAGGTTTCTTTCATCTCGCCCAAAGTCTTACGGTAAACACCATCTTCATCATCAAAATCATGTGAAGCAAAGGTAGTCACAGAGTTTTCATAGTATTGTCCACCACGTGCTTCAACTTCTGAATCAGTAGTAGGCATGTTATACTCTTTGGCAACCTTGTTGATACCCTTAGCATAGTGTCCTGAACCACCTTTTTTACGGTATTCTTGTCGCATACTATTTGAATAGTTTGCTTTCACATACTCGTCTGCAATCTTTTGAGCAAATTCCAATGAGGTTTTAGATAGAACTGCATCTGGCAACCCAATTTGACGACGAGCTTGATTTAGCAAGTCAGCTACAAAGTAGTTCAATTCATCACGGATTTCTTTAGGTAACTTGTTGATGTCATAGCGAGTAGTATCTTCCAACTCATTTTTCGTTTGAACATACTTGTTGTTAGCATTTGCAACTTGTGTACGAACAACACGGTTATACAACTCAGTTGTACGTTTGTTACGCTCTTCAGCAGACAAAGCACTGTTGTCAGCAAGATTATACGCAATCGTATCTTTTACGGCTTGAACAAAGCTAGAATCAAGAGTGATTTCTGGAAGATGTGTAGCACGAATTTTACTGTTGTAATCCCCTGCTTCATCATATTTCTTATTTGCTTCTGCATAAGCAATCTGAGCATCAGCTTTCGTTTTATTCAAGTCTTCAATTTCTTTAGTTGAAGTAGCAATCTGAGATTCAAATTCTTTTACAGAATTTTGGTACTCTTGTTCTTTAGGTTTAGCTTCTTCAACACGTTTTTCGTTTGACTCTACTGAACTTTTAGCATCTTGTTCTTCAAAACGAGCATCAGTTTGAGCTTTACGGGCTTCTGGGAGCTTAGTATCGTTCAAGATAGCTTCTTTTTCAGCAGCTTCTTTTTCTGCCTTTTCCAAAGCACCTTTCGCTTCATCTACTTCAGCTTGTTTAGTAGCAACTGCTTTTTCTTGCGCAGCTACTTCGTCAGCAGAAACAATAGTTGCATTTTTAGCAGTTGATACCGCTTGCTCTGCTTTAGTAACTTCACCTTTTGCAGTTTCCACATTTTGTTCTGCTTGTTTAACTTGCTCTGGCGTAGGTAGCTCTTTTTCAGCTTTTTCTACGTTTTCTTGTTTTTCTTTTACAGTAGACTCAGCGCCTTTAACAACATCATCTTTTTGCGCTACAGTTTCTTTTGCTTTATCTTCATCTTCTTGGGTTTGTTTAGCAGTAGCACCAAGTTCAGCGACTTCTTCCTTAGTAGGAGCTTTCACTTCTACTGGTTTTGGCGCTTCTTTCTCTACCAAAGCTGGTTCGGTTTTAACATCTGTTGTAGGAACTTTCGGTTGATTTTGTTCTGTACGCAAACCACCTGCATTGTCAACAGTAGGATCAAAGATAGTGTCAGCATGTGCAACAGTAGTTGAAATACTTGCAGCAGCCAAAGCCGCAGTAGCGATAATAGATTTCTTCATAGGTAAATACCTCTTTCTTTTATTTTGATAAATATATTATACCAAAATAATTACAATAAGTCAAGTGTTTTATTTCATCAAATTTCACAGTTGAAAACACCGAAACTTAAACTTCTTATTTTGATAAATCTATTATACCAAAACTAAATTAAAAAGTCAAGTAAAAACTATGAAATTATAAAGAATAGATAAAACCCTTAATTATAATAACAGAATAGTTAAGTTTTTGCAAGTATAAATAAAAAAAAAAGAAAGGGAGTTTTCCCTTTCTCTTCGTTTATTTATCTTCTTTGCGCTTTCTTCCAAGGAAAGACAAACCAAGCAAAGCAAGTAAACCATACCCAGCTACAGACATAGCTGCAGTCTCCTTACCACCTGTATTTGGAAGTTGTGGAGTTTTTGGTGTTGGTTTAGTTGGTGTTGGTGGAACATCAGTGTGTGTCTTAACAGTATTTGAAGAAACTTCGATACCGTTAACGATGTGTGACACCTTGTTCTCAACCTCACCAGCTTGAATACGAGTCATTTCTACAAAGACATCAGCTTGGAACTCAGACTCTTTCGTGATTGAACGTAAGAACTCTTCTTTCAAACCAACTTCAAGCTGACCTTTAGTTTTATCCTCTTTCAACCAAGCGTAAGTAGTCAAGTCATCACCTGCTTTGAAGTGTTTACCGTCAGCAGTTACAAAATCACGTTTTGCAATTACTTTGTACTTACCATCAAAGCGGTCATGAGTTTCTTGGTAATCATCTACAAACTTGTACTCGAACAAGTCATCCGCACGGTTACTTGGAATAAGCGAACCCACAAATGAGTAGTAGAATGTTTGACCAAGGACAATGTTTTTACCATCTTTAGACTCTTTGTCTCCAATAGAAATCACAACATCTTTCTTAGTTTCAAACTTAGGAATGTTGTTTACTACTGTTGTAGTAACCTCTGCAACACCAAAGTCAATCTGATAAGCAGTGTTTTCATACTTACCACCAGTTTTACCAAACTGTTCTTTGACTTTCATTGGATTAACAATGGTAATTGTGTCACCTGTCTTCACATACTTAGCGTAGAACTCTTCAGGATTTTCAGCTTCCCAAACTTGGAAGGCACCTTTAGGTTTAAATCCACGCTCAATTAAAGCATTACGAACTACTTCTGGTGCTTTTTCAATACTTTCATAAATAGTGTATTTCAAACCTTTCACTTCTTGACCTTTAGAGTCAGAAAGTTTAATACCATCAGAAAGTACATCTAACACATCTTCTGGGTAATCATCCGCAATGAAGAAACCTTGCGCAATACGAGATTTGTCAGCTTGGATACCCTTGTATTGTGAGTAATCAGCAGTTACATGATAGTAGTTAGTTGATCCTGCAAATACTTGCTTACCATCAATGTTTACTCCAACCTTGTCGAAGTTTGCTTTCTTAGGATTTGGTTTCACTACTTTGTTCACTACTGTTTCTGTTACCATTGCAAGACCGAAATCAAGTTGATACGCAGTGTTCTTGTACTCAGCTACTTTTCCTAACATTTCTTTACGAACTGTCATAGGATTAGTAATTGTAAGAACCTCACCTGTCTTCACATACTTAGCGTAGAACTCTTCAGGATTTTCAGCAGTTAAAACTTGAATAGCACCTTTAGGTGTGTAACCTGCGGATTTAAGTGACTCTTGAACTCCTTTCGGAGCGTCTGCAAGTGTCTTGTAAATAGTTGATTTCAAACCAGTTACAAGGTTACCCTTAGAATCTTTTACAACGATTTCCTTATCATTAACTGAAACTGCTTCTTCTGGGAAGTCATCAACAATGTGGAAACCATTAGCAATTCGGTTAGCGTCCGCTTCGATTCCTTTATAAGCACTATAATCAGCAGTTAATGTGTAATAGTTGACTGTTCCAGCTACTACTGGTTTACCATTAATACTTACACCTGCTTTATTTAAGTTCTTCTTGTGTGGGTTTGTTTTAGGTACACTATTTGAAACAGTCTCAGTTTCAGCAATTAAACCGAAATCAAGTTGATAAGCCGTATTTTGGTACTTAGCTCCAGTTTGATTTAACTTAACAGAAACGGTCATAGGGTTTTTAACAGTCAATGTTTCCCCTGTCTTCACATACTTATTGTAATAAGAAACTGGATCAACCGCTTCAAAGACTTGAATAGCACCTTTAGGTTGAATGTTTCTCTTAGCAAAAGCTTTCTGAACTTTTTCAGGAGCATCTGCTAAAGAGTTGTAGATAGTTTGTTTCAAACCTTCTACTTCATTACCTTTAGAATCAAGAACTTTCACATCTTTTTCATTGATAGATACCACATCTTCTGGGAAATCATCTGCAATAAAGAAACCATTTTGAATTTTGTCTTCATCTGCTTCAATACCTTTGTATTGGTCATAACGAACAGTCAACTCATAATAGTTAGTAGACCCTGCAAGAACTTGTTTACCATTGATGTTAACATGAGCAGCGTTAAAGTTTGCCTTATTAGGTTTAGGAGCTGGTACACTGTTTACAACTGTCTCAGTCACTTTAGCAGAACCAAAGTCAAGTTGGTAAGCAGTATTTTCATACTTAGCACCTGTTTGGTTCAAGTGAGCTTTAACTGTCATTGGTACAGTAAGTGTAAGCACTTCACCTGTACGAACATACTTGTTGTAGAACTCAGCACGATTTTCAAACTCAATAACTTGAATGGCACCTTTCGGTTGATACCCTTGAAGTTTGAGTGCATCTTGAACCTCTTTAGGGGCTTCAGTTACAGATTTGTAAACCTTAGAGTTATACCCTTTAACTTCTTGACCTTTAGAGTCAACTACTTTAATACCAGTTGTATCAATGTCCAAAGCATCTTCTGGGAAATCATCCACAAAGTAGAAACCTTTAGCTACACGTTCTTTTTCAGCTTCAATTCCTTTGTAGTCAGAATAGTCAGCAGTTAAGGTGTAGTAGTTTGTAGACTCTGCAAGAACTTGTTTACCATCGATGTTCACACCTTTAGCGTTCAAGTTTTTCTTGTGTGGGTCTGTTTTAGGTACACGATTTTCTACAATATCTGCTTGATATCCGTTACCAAAATCTACTTGGTAAGCAGTATTTTGATAAGAAGCACCTTTACGGTCAAGCGACGGTTTCACACGCATTGGGTCAACAATCGTTACAGAAATACCTTTAGAAACATACTTGTCAAAGAACTCTTGAGGGTTATCCGCCATAAATACTTGGAAAGCACCTTTAGGTTTGATACCACTAGTTTCAAGAATGGCTTTGATTTTAGGGTCTTTTACTTCTTCAATAGAGTTGAAGTGGTACTCAGTGATACCCTTAACTTCTGCACCGTTAGAATCGAATGCACGAATTTCTCCACGCTCAATATCAAGCGCTTCTTCTGGGTAATCTTCTACAACACCAAAACCTTTTTGAATAGCATCAGAACCACTCTTAATATCTTTGTACTTACTATAGTCCATTGTTACATGGTAGTAGTTCACTGAACCTGCAAGAACTTGTTTACCATCAATTTTCACACCGTCTTTATTGTAGTTTACTTTCACTGGTTTTGTTCCACCAGGTGTTGTAACTTCTACAATATTAGAATAAGCTTCGTATTTGTTATTCAAGTTCAAATGGAAGTTATTCTTATAAACAGCGTTATCATTTGTAACCTCTCCGTAAACCTTCAAAACTGGTACGTTGTAAGCAGTTGAAAGATTTGCATTTACTTTATCGATACCACTCTTTTTCAGCACCCCTGTTAAACGGTGTGCTGACTCATCATAAGTAATAGTGTAGTCACTATTTTGAGCTTGAGTTTTAGCAAGGTTTAACTGATACCCTTGTGGTAAATCATCATGAATTTCGTAAACCTCAGTAACTTCGCGGTTTCTTGGAAGTGGTTTAGTTTCTAACTCCCAAACAACCTCAGACATCTTAGGTACATTGGATTTGTTGATGTTTGCTCCAAGATTGTTCTTAACATACTTCTCAACTTCTGGTGTTGTTTTCAACAAAGCATAGCGAACATGAATAGTTCTAGGTGCAATCGGAGTTGGTACTGGTTTCTCCACTGGTTTCGGAGGAGCTGGAGGGAGAGGAACATGAGGTACATCTGGTGTCTCTGTAGGTAGAGGTTTCAATGGATTCTCTACTGGAGGTACAATAGGAGTTTTATCCTTCTCTTTGTACTTAGGTTCATTTGGTTTCCTCTCAGTAAAATCACTTGGTTTAGGTGGCTCTTTAGGGAGAGGAACATGACCCACCTCAGTTGGTCTTTCAACTGGAGGTTTCTCCGGTGTAGGAACTGGTTTGTTTAAAGTGTCTTTCTCTTTCTGTTTAAGTTCTGGAACTTCTGGAGGATTAGGAACTTCTGGTGGAACCAATTTCTTAACAACCGATTTTCCACCCCAAAGTTGGAAAGCGTACCCTGCTGCATAAAGTTCAAAATCTGTTTGAATCTTACGACCGTAGAACTTATCCTCATAGTCCGTAACTCGACGGTATTCTCTCGCTTGAGCTTCTGTGTAGGTCTGGGTACCACGAAGACCATCAGCCAAATAGGTTAACTTATGAACAGCACCTTTACCTACAGTTAAAATTGTACCTTTAGGTGTATCAAAGAAGTCGTTCACGTCTGTATAATAAGGATCACCAGCTTTCCAACGTTTCAAACCAGTATCATCATCTGAGGTGTGAGTACCATCTGAGTGGATACCCATCCAAACCTGTTTCCCTTTATAGGTAGTACGAGCTACTTCTGAACCTGGAGGGTTAATTACTGCACCTGTATCTTCATCAGTATTGTAAGTATGACGAACAGCTTGAGTATAGTCCAAGTCTGCATAAATTGTAGTAGTACCTAAATTTAAAGGTCTACCCGTTGCTTCATCATAATAATGAATATCCCACTCATTATTCAAGTAGTTATATGGGTTAAAACCAATAGGAGAAATCGGGCCTTGACTACCATCTTTATACCACCAAACCCATAAACGAGTGTAAGTATCTTTATTACCTGGAATATCAAAACTCTTAGAAGGAGTTGTTCTTGACACTAATCGAGCAGAAATCGTTTTACCTGTCGTTGTACGACCTACATTATGCAAAGTGAAGGTCGAACCTTGTTTGATACCGGTGATGATTTTTCCACCTAAACGCTCAGTGTTACCATACAAACCTTTTGCAACGTTAGGGTCTTCTTGAAGGTCTTTATCTAAAGTTAAAGTCGTCTTAGAATTAGCACCTAAAGCACCTTCAACTACTTCTAAACCTTTCTCTGGTGTGAAAACTGCAGTAACATCAGAGTAGTAATCCATAGAACCACGTTTAGACTCATTCAAAGTACCATAAAGAGTTACCCCATTACCTTGAGCTAAAATAGGTTTTTTCTTAACCGCATCAACTTCACGGTTATAAGTTTTTAACTCTTCTTCATAAGCAGCTTTAGCTAACTTATAACGAGTCATAGCTGCATCATACTTATCTTGCTCTGCTTTGTTTTCTTTATCAATCTGAGCGTTTCGTTTATTCAACTCAGCTAATGCAGACTCATAAGCAGCTTGCGCAGTTGAGTTTGCTTTACGAATAGCTTCATTCTCTTTGTTTCGAGCTTCCACTGCTTTCGTATAAGCATCTTTGTTCGCCTTGTTGGTTTTATCAATCTCAGCGTTCCGAGTATTCGCAACCTCTAAATCTTTACGATATTGCTCCATCTTTTGACGATAAGTAGTCATATCTGCGTCAGATTGAGTTTTACGCTCAGTCCATTTACCTAATTCAGACTCATACGCTGACTTAGCGGTTGCATTGTCTTTGTCGATTTGAGCATTTTTCGCAACTTGATCTGCTACTGCTTTTTCATAGCGAGATTTAGCAGCTTGATTATCTTTCTTGATTTGCTCATTTTCAGACTTAACAGCTTCTACCTTAGCTAAATGTTGCTTATGTTTTACTTGATTGTTTTTATCAATTTGAGCATTTTTATCATTAGCCGTTTTTAAATCTGTTTGATATTTCGCTTGAGCATCTTCATAGTCTTTCTTAGCTTTTGCGTTTTCTTCTTTAACAATCTTAATTTCTTGGTTACGAGTTGCAACCTCTTCTTTAAAACGGTCAGCTTCTTTCTTCACAACCTCTGCTTGGTTGTCATAATTTTGCTCAATCTCTTTTTGGCGTTTCTCCAAATCAGACGAACTTGTTGCAGTACCACCATCTGCTGGCGCATCAACAACAACATTCAAACCTGCAGCTTTCGCTTCGGATACCGCATTATCTACTTTGTCACGGTTGACGGTTACATCAAGCATACCTTCTTTAGCTTTAGCGCTTTCTTGGCTTTCTAAAGCACTAGAAGTTGGAGCGCTTTGTACTTGTTTGGCATTTGTAGCATTACTTGTTACTTCATCCGCGCTTACAGTACCACTACTCAAAGCAGTACCTAAAGCTGCAAGACCAAGAATAACACCACAAGCACCATAATGTTTCACTTTACGGATACTTCCGTATGTTTTTGTTTCTGCACTTCTGCTCATGTAAAATTCAAATCCTTTCTTTTACATAAAATAAATTTTGGTAAGTAAACCTTACCAACTAATCATCTAAACAACCTCATTCAAACATAAATCAGAAACGAGCTTGTTTCTACTTTGACAATTATAGCACAAGAGTTAATAGTAGTCAAGGTTCAAACTCAAAAACTTAGAAAAAGCCTATATTTTGCCAATTACTTAATATGCTAAATCTAATAAAAGTTGGGTTAAGTTTAATAACTACAACCCAACTGAGGTTAAATATTCCAAAGTGTTTACCCCATTAGTATCTTGTGGGTAATACAGATTCAACTGACGTTTCATTAAATTCCACTGATGCGACATATCTAAAACAGTCCAATTTGATAATTCAGATTGTAATAAATTAACAAATTTAACAACATCAAAGTCGTAAGGATACCACTCAACCGCTTTGCTATTACTTTTCAAAGTTGTCCCAAAAGGTTGCATTTTAATCTGCTTATCTCTGTGTAAATAAACCCGCTTTAGAAATAAGGAATTTTCACCTACACCTAAACTAAACCCTTGATCAAACAACAAAGAAGTTCTAAAGCAATTTAAGTCAGAATCAAACATTAAACCAAAATTTTGAAAATGTCTATCTGTATTTATGAAGATTGTATCTAATGTCACAAAAGCTGAGAAATATCTATAACTATCGTCGTAAGAAACTTGACCTTTAGAATACCACCTGAGTATATTTTGTAATTCCAATACTCGGTCTTGAATAGACAAACGCAAGTACTTTTTATCCATCCAATATTGAAACAAGACCATTCGCCTATCTTCACTAGGTTTATTCCAATATTGTTGATTTATCTTATTAACTAATTTTGAATCAAAAGCATAAAGATAATCTAATATAATTTGAAACATAGGTATAAAAGAATATCTAGGTTTATAAGAAGGACTTTTACTGATATTTGGGAAAATATACCGATACGGTACAAAGTCTTTAAAAGATGTAGACTCTAAAAATAGAGAAATTAAAAACTCCGATAGAGCTTCACCACCAAACGAATCTACCTTCAGAAAGTACTTTCCATCATAATGTTTAGGTTGATTACCTTTAGGAGACAATGACATCACATAGCACCCCCTGCTCGCAATACATCATAGTAAGATTGGAAACCTTGGTTATAAGGCTCTTCAAACTCAAGCCAAAAACCATCTTCAACATCACATGCTCGATGCGAAAGTAATTCATCCAATAAGGTAGGATTTTCTTTCCCAATAATTTGACGTCTTCCCCAATGTTCAGGTATTCTACGAGACTCAAACTCTCCAGTGAAACCTCGCTCAGTTAAATCATAAAAAGTAAATCTATTTGCAAGAGGAAAATCTAAAACCTCAACTTTTGCAACGGAATTGTCGGTTAAAATCAAGTTTGCAACACTTGTATCATAATTCTTTAGAACTGCATGTAACTTCATTCAAATACCCCCACTTTTAATTGAACAAATTTTACCATAAAACAAACAAAAAGTCAAGAATAGATACCCTTGACTTCTCTATTTATAAGATGTGGAAGAAATATTGTAAGTAATTGATTAGTATAAAAACCACTACAACCGAAAGAATAAGCCGAACGCTTCGCTTGATGACTCTCAAGAGTAAACCGAAAACAAAACTAACAATGAATAGTATTATGAAATTCATAATTTAACCTTATTTAAAGAACCCTACAATAGAATCCCATAAAGACTTCACAAAGTCTCCTGCTTTCTCAAACACTCCATGCTCTTCCGCAGACTTCAAGAACTTCCCTACACTTTCAGAAATATTGTCCTTCAAATCTCCTAACTGATTTAACACTTCTTTTGAGTCAACCGCAGAAGTTTGTTGATACCCTTTGGCGAATTGAACGAGCTGAGAAACTTGGTCATCTGAGATAATTCCGTCAAGTTTGTTGTCTTTTAAAGCTTTTTTAACAATCTGCTCAACTTTCTTATCATCAGCAACTTGACCTTTGTTTTGCTTTTCTTTTGCTAGTTCAGTTTTAATTTGAATTAAAGCGTTATCTAACAATTTACTATCAAAGCCTTTGGCATCTTTGTTAGCTTCAGCAATCTGAGCAGTTGTTGAAACTTCTTGATTCGCAATCTCAGTTCGTTTTGCATCTACTTCTTGACCATTTGCTTCAAGAGCCTTAGAAACACCAACTAAGGCAGACTCACCAGTTACTTTCACTGGTGCAGAAACTTCAATCGCTAAGTCTGTTGCTCCTGCCGTAATAGCTGCATTACGATATTGAACCTCAGTTACACGTGTAATATTATCTGGAGTCACAATTTTAACAGTGATACCCTTGCCTTTATCTTGCTTGGCAACCAAAGTTGAAGAAATCAAAGAGACTCCACTAACATCCGACTCATTCATATACTTACCGTAGTCTTTTTCAGAAACTACTTGGCGCTTCACATTTGCGACATCATGAATGTTGAAAGATTTATTAACCTCTTCAACTTGAGAGTCTGTTAAGCTACCACCATAAACCAAAGTGGGTTTACCCCATTTTTCATCAATCGTGTCTGTTTGAATGCTTGCGTGTGCGACTTGTGTTCCAAAACCTAAAGCAAGTAGGGACAAAGCGGATACCGAGAGTAATTTAACTTTTTTCATAACTATAATACTTTCTATGTTTAAGCTTTATTTTCTTACGTTTTTCGTAAGGTTTAGTCTATTATAGCACTAGTTTCGTTTAATTGCAATAAGAAAAAGAAACCAAAGCCAAGGACTTCAGTTTCTATCTTTATTTTACTGTAAGTTATCTACAAACAGTTGCAACTGCTTATTATACTCAGAGCGAGACAAACCCAGTTGACTTGCTAATGGATAATAACTCTTACTCAATAATTCTAAAAAGGCTTTCTCAGACTCATAATTTCTACCAAGCCAAACTAAATCATTGTACAACTCACCTAACCAATGGAGACTACGAATAGGAGTCAATTCTTCTTGTCTCCAACCTCCATTCCCATCACCCTCAGCAAACTGCAAGGTAAATTTCCTCTCCTTCATCTTAGAGTTTACATTTACCAACATTGTAGCTTCGTTCCGATATTTCTTATCTTTTGTATGAAAGTTTGACTTTGCAGTAGTTCGATACAATTTTACCATATACCCAAGTTTACCTGTCGGTTTGTAGTAAGCTAAAAAGTAACCACCATCATCGTAAGAAAAAACAAAAGTATTCTTTTTCGTAGTAGAGTTTGGAAACAACATCATCAACTCTAAGTAGTTAGTTTCAATCACTTTAATGAGACAAGTTAAGTAAAAACCAAATTTAACCAAGTTTTTAGTACGTTCATCTAGTTCTTTGAATTTCATAGTAGACCTCAATTCCCTAACGACTTCCAATAGTAATAAGACTCTTCTGCACTCAAGTATCTGAAAGTCTCTGGATAAGCTTTCTCCATCAAACCAAATTGATAGAGGAAACGAAACCTCGACTTATCGACAGGATACCCTTGGTGAGCTAAACTGTTTCTTACTTCTTCGATAATTTTATTCCGAGAACGCTGAGTTAAAGCATCTACCCAAAAGTAACCATTCGTATAAATCTCCCCAAATTGAGACTTTTTGCAAGGGTGTACATCATAAATGTTACAACCATCTTCATCTTGACCTACCACACAAACAACTCCGAGTCTATGGATAAACAAGCAGTATTGGTCTTCTGTGAAAATAGTTTGACCGTCTGTTGCATAGCGATGTATATAATGTCGAGCGCGAGACTCTTCACTTTCTGGAACATAAGGTGGGCAGTAACCCACTTCATTACCGTACTGCCTTTTTGGATTGTTTTTATGTTGTGAATTTGAACTTAAAGAATCGGTATTGGTTAATGTTTTACCAAACCAAAAACCACCGAGGATACCGAGCCAGTTTGAATCGCTCATGTTTACCTACTTTCTACTTTTGAAAGTAACCTAATTTCTCGTAAAGATGTGTTTGGAGGTCTAGGTCTTTGTTAATTTCATTAGTTGAAATTTTCATATCTTTAGCTAACTTTAGTGCTTGGTCAACTAAATCTTCGAAAAGAACGTTCCCCACACTTTCATAGGCTAAAAGGTGCCAGTTTAGTGTACTTTCAAAGGCGACATCCCCATATTCATTAAATACAACATCTGCAATTTTATAGACGAAAGACTCATTTTCAGATAAACCACGTTTATTAGCTTTGTACTCTGCAAATAATTCTCTATCTTGAACTTTAAGACAAATAAACTTAGAAAGATTAGAGTTCTTAGTGTAAAGTCGAAGATATAGTGTGTCTGCATCAGCACGTTCAACACTCCAATGTGTCCAACCTCTATCATAAGCAGTAATAGACCTATGTAAAGGAATATCTCGTTCATTTAGGCGACTCAACCTAACCAACAACTATGTAAAGTAAGCAAATTTAATCACTTTCTTGTCTGTTTCGTTCAATTCTTTAAACTTCATATTCACCACCAAACTTTCTACTTAAACCCACAACTTGTTTGTATTATTATAAATCACAGTTAATCTGTTTAATTCTTGTGTTATTTTCTTTTGAGAATAACCTAAATCTGTAGCCAATGGAACTGTTAAGGATACCAACTCCAAGAACAAAGGAGTTTCTAAATTAGCGTATGCAACCAAACTTAGTTCCTCATTCAAATCAATCGAATAAAAATCTTCATCATCCGTAATTGTTGCTAAAAGAAAATCCAATGTATCATCTTCATTGCAACTAGATTTACCAAAGAAACGTAAAAGCCAACTTGTGCGTGTTTGTTCTACATGAAGACTTTGAACAATCTCACCATTCTCTAACTTAACCAAATCTCGAACCTCAGGATCACAATAGTCTAACTCCACAAAAGTGGTATGCTTAGAGGATACCCTATTATTGTGTATAGGCAATGGAGAGTCATCAATAGAACCACGTACTAAATCCACTAACAAACTACAGAGATAATGAAACTTAATTTGGAGTTGATTTGGTTCATTTAACTCTTTAAATTTCATCTGAAAACCTCTCAATCTTTAATAAATTTAGTATAGCATAAAAAGTTAATTATTACAAGTATAAACTAAAAAAGTATCCAACCGAAATTGGATACCCTGACCTATTAGCTAAATAATACTTCCAAGCAACGAAGAATTTCTTTTCTATCAAACCAATTAGCATAATTTACAAATTGAACTTGCAAGTTCTTTGTGACTTCACTGAAGTTGAAGTAGAAACCTTGTTCTCTAGTACCACTACGCTCATACTTCCCATAATCATAGTAATCTTCTGAAATTAAATCAATAGCGAACGTGTATGTACAGTCCTTATTTATATAAAAAGTTACTAAAACGTGTTGTACTGTTCCCAAAGAATCAACAAAAGAATCACGGAAAACAACAGGTTCACCACCCTTGGAAACTGTAACAGTTCTACGCATTTGCTTTAAACATTGCAAGACAGAAGATCGTTTGAAAAACTCTTCAAAATAAGTGTTTTGAAAGTTCTCTAAACGTGGTTGACTGTCTACGAAAAGTTCATTTACGATGCTCATATTTTTACCTCACCTCTAAATACAGACTAACCCAACAAATCCGTAAAAGTAGCTACGGATACCGCTTGTTGAGAGAAATCATGGGTCGCTTCTTCTGCAGAGTCTACAAACTCAGCACCTACAAATTCTGCAAAGTCTTTTAAACTCAATGCAGTTTGAGACTTACGCTCTACTGCAAGAGTCAACTTCTCACTTGCTTGTTCATTCGGTACTCGACCACCAACAGACAAGTTTGTAAGCACTACTGCTCCCTCCCCGTTAGTTGCAAAGACCATTTCACGGTCAGTAGGAATACTTGCTTGGAATAGAATAGAACCATCTTCCACTACAGAAGTTGCTTTCTTATCCAATGACTTAGAAATGTAAATCTTACAAGCATCTGAACCTAATTGACTATAAGGGTTCATACTAAAGGTCAACCCCTGAACACCTTCAATGAGCAACCCTTCTGCCGCCAAACCTTGACAGTTGAGACAAGTCATATCACCTGTATAAGTGACACCACTAATGTTCTCTGAATAGTAACCAACGTGGCGACCGTCTACACTTTGAGCGTGTAAGTCCAAATCACCGTCTTGGTTCCAGTAGATACCAATTTGGTAGTTATCTGAAACCTCAATACGAGTGTACATAGGGTATGAACCAATGAAAGACTTAGCAGTGGTTGGAAGTGCAATCGAAATATGCTCTTCTGGTTGATAAAATTTCAACTCTTTTTCTGCAAAGCGAGACTTGAACTCTTCTTTAATACGCTCTAAGTACAAGGCAACCACATGGTTCGCTAAACCACTAATAGGAGTTTGTTTGATAGCTTTTACATAAGTTTTACCGTTACGAATACGATAAACTTGGTAATCACCCTCAACCAAGACAAGCAATTCACTCAAATAATTGTAGTAGCAAATAAGCTGATAGTTTGTGATACCGCTCAAGTCTTTAGGGAAGTCCTTCAAAAGAGTTTTAAAGGTATGGTCTTTACGAGAAACCTCAGACAAACGCTTCATAGCATTTACTTCTTTTTGGAGACCTAATTTACGTAAGGTCAACCACAACTGCTTGTTTGGTCTGAAATGATCTGCTAAAGGTTGGAGACCTTGTTTTGAAACAAAGTCTTTAACCAAAGACACAATCAAGTCTGTCTTGTCTTTTGATAAGTATTGAACTTCGTGGCGCAAATGGTTGAAAGTCATTTTGTTCTTGTAGTAGTCAGTTGTACCTAAAAGAGTACGAACCAACAAACGAACCAACAACTCTGGGTTTTTAGGGGCAACCTTGTAGCGATACCCAAACTCAATCTGAAGTTCTTTATTCGCTTTCTCTCCAATTTCTATACCGTAATGTTCAACCAAGTCTGCCAAAATTGAAATATCACTTGTAGGTAGAGCTAAAGGTTGATTTAGAAACTTCTCTAAATCTTCTCGAACTTCCATGTAAGACTTAATGTCAATAGTCGTTAAATGTGTATTTAAAGCAGTTTGAAATTCTTTTTCCTCAGAATTAGGAATGAAGTCTGTTCCGAAAAACTCTTTCAAACCACCATAAGTCATTGCGTAATGACAAAGACGGTCAAATACTACCTCACCCCAAGTCAACCCTTTACGAACTTCAAAACTCTCATAAAAGGTAGCGTTGGCGTTTCTAAGGTCAACTCCGTATAGCTTAATTAAAGCGTCTGCAGTCTCCTTAGAAACAGGCTCCAAAGGATTTACGAGGATACCGTAATTCAACAGTAGTTGAGTGTTTTTAAGGTCACCAATTTCTTTTGTATTTTCTACAGTTTTTAAATATTTTGCTAAAGTTTCAATTTGTGCGTAGTTCATAACCAGTCATCTACTTTCTAATCTTCAAAACGAAAGCTCCAAACTAATCAGTTTAGAGCTAACAAAATGCGAACCGTAATAAACCATTCGTAGTAGGGGGCAGTACGCCTTACCAAGTACCACCTACTACGAATATTACATATTTCCTAAGTAAAGGAACGGTTTTGTGCAATCAATTTATTTTGGCGGAATGTAAATTCATCAGCTTTATGTTTTCGGTAAAGGAACATTCTTATGCCAAGTATGTTTAAATTATAGCACAACTTGAACGTTTTGTCAAGAGAAAAGTATACTCTTACAAAACTTTATGATAGTATTGGTCATCACAATCATCTTCATCAATGTAACCACCAAAATAACGAGCCAACCCTGTTAAAACACTCACCGCAACAGGATCCATACCCAAGGATAAGGTTGTAATAGGTTGATTAAACTCTGGTAAATCACAGTCTAAATTCGCTTCAATTTCCTCTGGCTCTAAAATAAAGCGAGAATTATAGTGATAGAAAATGTTACGAGTAGTACCGTTAACCGCAACATCAATAAAACCATATTCCTTGAACTCTTCACCGTTGCGGTATAAAATAGGACAAGAGACACCGTTTACAGTCGTAGTTTTTGGATGGGTAGTAGGCTCATCCACCCCGACATTTACATTTAAAACGGAAAGGTCGCCTATAAATCTACTTACATACTCTAATGCACTTACAATTTCATTCACTGAAACATGACCTAAAAGAGCCACTTTTGTATCATTTGCCATTTGTTTTTACCTCATGTAATTTGATAGGTTTATTGTAGCAAAAATAAAAAGAAAAGTCAAGAATAAATCTTGACTCTTTTTCTTATAAACCAACCATATAATCGCTATCTTCCATAGCTTCAACTTGACCGAGAAGATACCCATTCCCAACTTGCGAGAAGAAATCATGGTTGGAAGTACCCGTTGAAATACCATTCATAATGATAGGGTTAACATCATCTGCTGAATCTGGGAAGAGTGGATCTTGTCCTAGGTTCATAAGAGCCTTATTGGCATTGTAACGAAGGAAGGTTTTAACTTCTTCGGTCCAACCAAGTTCTTTTTCTGGTAGTTCATTAAAGGCTAATTGGAACTTGTAACCAATATAAGTTCCGTGAACACTATTTCCAGTCACAACTACAGAACCACTTTTACTGCGAGTTACCAAGTATCCTGACGGAACTTGGATACCGTAAATCTGCTCACCTTCAAGCTCAGTTCGTGTCACCGCAGCACCATAACTAGTGGAACCATTAGGTAAAATAGTTAAAGAATAATTAACAAGACCCTCTGCACTAAATGGTGAACGATCTTCAAACTCTCTAATACGAGTTTTATAACTAATTAAACTACACAAGGCTTGCACATAATCTATACTCTCTTTATTTATAGAGCAATATCTATAAGAGTTATCACTACATTTAGCACCTACCCAATCAAACAGTGTTTCCAAATATTGTAAGCACCATTTAAAGTCTACTTCATTCAAAGGACGTTTAGGTAAAGACTTCAGTTTGCTTTCTTCGATACCGAACTGATTGAACTTAGAAATACGCAGTACAGTGCCATTCCCTTCAGGATAAGAATATTCCTTGTAAGTTACATTCAAAGACTCCAACAAATCTTTCATCTTCGCAATAACCTCTGATTTACTACTGCTCAATACTAAATGTTTACTTAAAGCACTCTCTACTACGGTTCCAAACTTAGATAGACAAATATAAAACTCTTCCCACTTAGTTAAAGGCTCAACCTTAGAGTTTGAGGGTAAAATTTCAGTAGGGTGTAACCAGTAAGAACTGCTACCTAAAGTTAAATCCGCTGGACGAGTAATCAATTTATCGCTAGTCAAAGCTTTACGTATAAGTCTGTGATTAGGTGTACATTTTAAATCAACATAACCAAGTTTAGATTTGAACTGATAAATTTTAGGTGCGAAGTCTGTAGAAATCGTAGAAACAGGTGCAAAATTAGTTCTGCGAGTCTCTTTATCGAACTGCAATACTAAGTCTTGAGGACGAATGTCAGCTACGGATACCCAACCTTTAGGTGTTAGCACCTCTTGGTCTTTTGTCATACATTCATCTCGAATGATGAGTTTAATAATCTCAGCTACATTAGGGAGTTTATTATTTCCTAAGTACCACAAAGGAGTAAAGAAACCAGAGTAGAAAAGGAAAGACTCTAGAAAGACACTTGCTACTTTCTTTTGAAGTGGAGTTCCATTATCATAAACATCTTTGATAATTTCTGCTTTCTTCTGCAAATAAGGATTCTTTGCAGTCCACTCAAAAATATCTTCAATCTCTGACTTAGTGTTCAAAGTGGAGAAGATTGAAGAGTAAGATTTGGCATGAACGCAGTTACCTGAAATAATAGTTCTGTGACCTGCAGACACAACTAAAAATTGAGAGGGTACTTCAACTCCATATACCTCTTCCCCTTCCAATCTCTCAAATGATAGACTTTGGAGTTTAACATCACGTTTACTTTCAGAAGATAAAATACGAACAAAGTAACTATCACTAAAAGTCTCTGAACGTTTATCTTCCCTAACACCTGAACTATAAACATAACCTGCGAAAGTACATAAAACCTTTATAAACTCTGCATTTGTTTGTTCTTTTGTATAATAAGTTATATAACCTTTAGAACCATCTTTGTTATAGTGAACATGAGAATCCCAGAGAGAAAGTTCATCAATAAATTGTTGCGCTTTCTCTGCACTGAAATCAGAAAAAGAAAACCAATTATTGAACAATTTAGGTTTTAAGTTCAAAGAACCTAACATTGTAAACGGTATGAAGACATTAAATTGTCTTTGAGGTTTACGTTTATCTAAACCTAATATACCTTTAAGCTCTGTGCAAGATACACCTAAATCATTACATAAACTCAACAAGGTTGCTATTTTTTGTTCTTTAGAAAAACTGAATCGAAGAGTAAATGTTTCAGTTTTTAAACGAGGGTCATTATCTCGATATTGTTGAATCCGTTTAATTTCCCTCTCGGTAATAGACCCATCTGCTTGGAAAGCAATCAATAACTTCTCAAAAGGAGTTAAAAGGGAAACTGAAGTTTGTGTAACAAAAGGTCTCACTAAAGGCACACGTCGATAAGCAGTTTTAGGAAGTTTCACAAAATCCTCAGCTGTTACAACTCCGTATTTATAAGACTTCCATGCATCTAATGGAGAACCGGATTTTAAAGAAGTCTCTTCAAAAAGCATGCGGTGTCCGGGAGATACCCTTAAATCTACTGCTGAATTATATATCCGCTCAATATGAGGTGCTTTGTGTTTAGATGTTTTTATAACCTTTTCAAACCTTGTAGTTTCTGTCTTTGGGTCGTAAGCCAAAACAGTATCACCTTCAACAATATCCGCAATCGGAACCCAACCTCTATCAATCGTTAGAAGTTTATGGTCTTTCGTATAGCACTCCATAAACTCAATATTGTTTAACACTGCTTCTTCATGCTGTGTACGAACATCTGGTTTAATTGCGGATACCCCGTCAACTGACTGCAACGTATCTAACAGGGTCAACCCACCAAATACTTTACCTACTAAATCTCTTTCTTTTTCAGACAACTTGCGCCAATCATCTAAATCATTAGATAAAGGAATGCGAGTATCTAACCAAAATTGTTCAGTTAGTTTTTCCCAAGTTGCTTTATCAACTACGTCCTCAATGGCGTTCCAATTTATCGCCTTGTAAAAATCTGTTTCTTGTGTCAAATCCTTCTCACTTTCTAATCGTAATTTCATTTGTAAAATCATTTTGCAAGACTCGAAAATGTACCTCAGTTATTGCACCACTCTGATAGAGGTTATATAACATAAAGTGTATGTAACGTAAGTGATACCGCTCATCCTCTGTTAAAAATAAGTCGTTTAAATACTGAAACTCTAACCAAGTTAATACTTTGTAAACTGAAGCAGCTCTAAAACTCTCTAACTTCGGAACTGGTGTTTTAAGTTCTTCCTTAAATGCGTGTAAGAAAGATAAAGCTAAAGACTCACTTGTGAGTGGTATAGAGGAAACATCAAAGGAAACAATAAGTTGTTTACTCATAGTATTTACCTCTCTAACTCAATTACAAAATCAGTTGAAGTTGAACCAAACCAACCATATACAGTGCGTTTTCCTTTAATATCCCCAGTACGACCTTCCGCATCTGAACCATAATAAATCGTAAAAGGTTTGAACTCTTCAAGTGAACCTTTAAGGTACTCTTTAGAACCACTACGAACCTCACCAGCTAAACCACTAAAGTCTGGACCTTTAAATTTAAAACTTGTAGGTTTTACTAAAATAGTGAAAGACTCCATATCTCCAATAAAAGGGTCTTCTATGTCTTTTTTCATAATATCAGTAGGATACTCAGCACTTCTATTATAGTAGTCTACTTGAACGTGCTTATCAAAATTAAAGACTCGCAACCCACAACCAACTAATGTAATCATCACCACTAAAGTCACAAAAGTTTGAAATTTAACATGACTGTCTGAAGATTTTCGACTGTTAGCTAAATAAAACGTGTCTATTGCAAGTAGACCTAAACCGATTAAATATAAATTGAAATAAGAACCACAGAAAACATAAGGTAATATAATAGGTAAAATACACAAGAAAAGGCAAATACCCATATAAACTCCTGCAGTTGAACCACGTTTAAACAAGTAATAGAAAGAACTTAACCCGTACATTGGCTCATCAATTATAACTGAATCGTCAAAAGACTCAGTTTCGAATGCTTTATCTTCCACTCAACTACCCCTTCAACATCTCAAAAAACAATATAGAAAATTCTAAACGCTGCCATAAAGTTTCTAATTCATTTTCACGTGTGAACACAAACTGTTCTAATTGTCTCTTACGCTCTTCTGAGATACCCTCAACAGAACTTACTAAAGCTAACCACTTATTTTCTAACTGATCCAAAATAGACAACTCTTTGTCAGTTTTAGAGCCTTGTCGGAACTGTTCAGTTGCTTTTAAGTCCAACAAACGTTTCCGATAAGACTCAGTTAATAATTGCGCCTCTTGAATTTGGTTCAAATAAGATAAGATTGTTCTATCTGAAACTAAAACCTTACTCTTTAAAGCCACTGGGTGAAATTCTTCTCTTGTATGTAAGTAAGCGAAGACCTTATAAATGTTTTCTTCACGTTTTCCTGCGGATAAGGAACCCATCTCTCTTAGTTTATTTACCATTATTTCTTTACCTCACTTCTGTACTTCGCAGTCCGAATCATCACAACTAGAGAAAGCAAATAGTTTTCAACTAACTTAGCTTTCATAAAGTAAGCAGTTTCAGCTCTTCTTAGTAACCATAATTCTGCTTTATCCGAATCAGTAAACTCAAAAACTTCATAGAATCCTTCAATTTTTAGATAAAAGTCTTTGTCAGTATGTAGCAAAGAAACTTCAGCTTCTGGTTTGAATAAAGAGCCGTCAAAAGTGATATGATACCCATAAGCAGATAAAACAGTTGTAAATTCAATGTGTTTAAAGTTTCTAAAATACGTGTCTAAATGACCAATCTCACGTTTTTCTTGCTCTACATTTCGAGGTAAGGTTGCGAACTGATTATCCAATGCTCTGCGCCATTTTCGACCTAAAATACTAGGTCTTTTCTTAATTTGTTTTGTCATAGATTGATAGTCTTTCTAAGAAAATTTTTATATTTTCATTTTAACAAAAAATAAAAAGAAAGTCAAGGGAAAATGACTTTCTTTATTGAGTTAAATGCGAATTTGATAAGAAGTTGCTGCTTGGAAAAACTCAGCGAAACCGTAGTCGGAAAGACAGAACGATACCGAATTGAGGAGCCAAACGCTCAAGTCCAAAGGAATGACATAGTTTTCAGCAAATCTAATAAACTTACTATAAAGACGGTTTGCTTTAAGAACTTGCTCCAAGGTTTGAGTTGGGTTTACAACCAAGATATAATGCAAGTGTTTCAACTCACTTAGAATAGTGGCATATTGATTTAAGTTTAAATCTGGGTTATCAATATCAAAAATGTAGTCTGCTTTATAGTAATTAAGGCGAGTTTTCAATTTAGCAAAGTCATAGATATTAGGTAAAATAAAGGTCTTCAAGTCTTGAAGGTCTTTTTCACGTGTTGAGTAGAACTTCATGATTGCTAAGTCTTCCCAAGAAAGAACAAGAACAGTTAGATTTGAGTAGTTCAATTCTTTATCGAAAGAGACCTCAGAAATGTCTGGGACTACAAAAATCTTTTCGACATCGTTAGAAAGCTGAAAAGTTTGTAACTGTTCAACAGTTAAAGGCAAGGAACCAATATAGTCAATATCCCTTGTTTCTCTGTAACCACCTGATAGTAAAGATACCGCAGAACCACCTGTGACAATGATTTTAGCATATTTATCTTGTCTCTCTAACTCAGAATTAAGTTGGTTTAACTTCTCTAAAATCTTATTGTACGACAACGTTTGATAAGGTGTAAACATCTTCTTCTCCTAACTCCTTTGCAAAAGTTCGAGTAGACCAAACCCTCTTTGGTAAATGAATAGAGCCACTTAAAACTAATTGACAATTTTCCTCAGACTCAAGCCAATTTAAAGCATCAAGCGTTTCTTTTTGCCTTGGTTTGTCCAACGAAAAGTACAAAACCTCATGCTTTAGAATTAGGCGCATTTTATCAATCAAACCAAGTTTTTCCAAGTTAAAACCTCCATTTCAACAAGTTTAGTTTATCATAAACAGAAAACAAGCGCAAGGCTTGTTTAACATATAAGACTCAAGATTATAATAAGTTTCGGATAAACCGATTCGAGAGGTCTAGGCTCTGAAAGTCACCTGTTTCAATAGAGACATTGAAATACTGAGCTAGTTTTTCTAATAAATCAAGTGAAGTTTCAGCAGTCAATACACAAATATAAGTTTTAGACAACCCTAAACCTCCACTCTCAGTTACATCTTCTTCCACGGTAGAGTAAGATAAGGCAAATTCTTCACCTAGATACCGAATGATGTACTTGTTTGAGGTTACATAGGTGCTAAAACCAGAGGTGTCAAAAGAGAAAGATTTAGCAGAACTATCAACTAAATCAGCTCCAAAATTCTTTAAAATTCTAAATAAATCAGACTCTTCTACTACCTCATCAATAGAAATAAATGAATGTGAAAACATAGAATCTCCAAAATAATCAAATCAAATTTAAACCCTCTAATTTGCTCCGTATCGCATTTTAAATCTTTAAAGTATATTTCTACCTCTTTGATAATTGAGACGAAACTGGGGCAAATTAGGACAGTCTGAGAACGAATTAGGACAACTCAGAGGGTGAGGATACCCGATGAGTATACTTATCTGAAGTTGTAGGTGTTTCAAACTCAAACGTGTGACCTTCTTTTAACTTTCTAACTTTGCGAATAGGAAACAAATCATAACCCTCTTTGTAACCTTCACAGTCACAGTTGCAATCCCAATCACAATCACATTCATATTTTCGGTCTAGCTTGTACCAAAGTTCTTTAAACTTAGCTAAAGACATAAGAGAAAAAGTTTTAGTAGCAAACCCTGTTGACTTGTCAGTAGAAGTTACTGAACAAAAATGCAACTCCCTTGGTGTATAAGCAGAGACAAAGGCAAAGAAAACATTTAAAGCGAAACTACCATCTTCCAAAACTAGGTATTTTGGAGTGCTACTTTCCTCAGCAAAACTAACTAGACTCTCTAAATCTGCAACTTGAACTTCAGCAAACTCATGTGGATTTTGGATACCGAAATCATGGAACTCAATAAGGAAAGTTCCAACTTCATCTCTTGTTAAGTAAGAGTAGTTTTCAAAATCTACAATCTCAGTTAAACCATAGTTAGGAGAACTAGAACGTTGACGTTCTGCTTGAAACTCTTCAAATGTGCAGAATCCTTTGTAAAAAGTAGATTTAAAATCTGATTTCTTAGTGCAATCTAAACCACCAATTTTATAAACCTTGTAAGTAAAGTTATTTGCGTACTTCTCCAAAAAGGCTATTAAAGGGTTCTTCTTAGAACCTGCAATGTAAAAATCTACCTTATTTTGTTGAGCATAGTGTAAAAGTTCTTGAATATCTGATTGTTTTATTGCTAATGTGTTCACCACTTATATCCCCCATTACTCCACTCTACAAAACTATTTACAACAGAGCGTAAAATTTCTAAATAATTTACCAAATCTCTCTTAAACTTTAAAGTACGTTGACCTTTATACTTGAAAATATACCAACTCTTTAAACGTTTTTCTAAAGATACCCTAGAATCAAATAAAATAAGTTTTTCTAGGTTTTCATGGTAATCAGACCACTCAATCTCCAAACCGGGGAAAACAACAATAGAATTAACTAAAGTTTCAAGTTCTGTTAAAGACGAAACCATCCTAGACACATCATAATAAGGATAGTTTCTATCAAAATTATCTATCGTTACTAATACATTGTATATCGCCCAATTTAATTCCTTTGAGTAACGTTTTACTGTGTAATCTACCATATCGCAACCTTCTTTTCTATTTTCTCTATTATATCAAAATTAAATTATTTTGTCAAATGAAAAGAGGACTTGTAGTCCTCTAACTTTTAACTATTTGATAACTGTATATAAAGGTCAGACAACAAATTTGCTAACAAAACATAGTCATCATAAGTAGAAACTCTACGTTTTGCATGAATTCGCTCAATCAAAGATACTTGGGTTCCCGTCAATTCAATAGGTAGCTCTTTTAAAAATCCCCACAAAATAGAACGATAAAAGTCTGGTACATAAAACTCAGAGAAAAGTTCAAGTTCATCAACCGACTTCTTCATCAAAGATACCCAAACCTCTGCTTTTCTGAGTTCTACCTTAGACTTGGTATCTAAGTAATTGTTAAAATAGTGCAAAATCTGAAAGATTTCACTATCATATCGTTTTTCCATCTTTTATCCTCCGATTAAACGTACAAAGTTAGAACCGCTCAAGTTCAAGTCATTGAAATGTTTGTTTAACTCCATGAAGGACATTGCTTTGAAGTTTTCAAGTTCTTCTTTACTTGCTAACCAATAATAGTTAGAGTGCCAAGCAAACTCCTTACTGTAAATAGAGATAAAATCAAGACAATTTAGTGACTCTGCAACTTCAACTACAAGCTTATCCAAATCAAAGTTCAAAAAGTCATATAATAAACTGAGTTTGTCCTCAATAAGTTCTTTATCCGTACCGTTTTCAAAGAAGACATATAAGTTCTTATGTGACCAGTAAGAGTCTTGAACGAGGATACCGCGAGGAATTTTAAGTTCTTTTAGCTTTTCTTCTACTTTTGTATACAAGACTTGTAAAACTTCCTCCGTGCACTTCTCTTCCAACTGTTTATCTTCTAAGAGTTTCTTGTATTCTTCTTCCGTTTCATAAGGAATATAGTTCCAAGGTGTTTTTACAAAATCTTTTAGAGAACGCAAAGTTGCATAGTAGTCAGTTAATTCAAAACGCTGACCTTTCTCTATATACTGATTGTACAAAGGAGACCACTCTGCCCGTGAAGGTTTAAACTTATCTAAAATACAAAGGCGCTCACCAAAGATAACCGGTAATTTAACAACTTCAAGTACAGTTTCACTATTAGGACTCTCATACAAATTAACTTCTTTGTACCACACTCCAAACAAAAACTCCGGAAGCTCTTTTAGTTGAAAGTGCATCATTTCATAAGAGTTCTTATTTTCAAAGACAAAATACCCTTTGGGATATTCTACATTGAAAGGAGTTAAACCTAACATTTTTAGATAGTTTAAGGTACTATCCATCATGTTTTTGTTTTCTTTTGTTACCTGTTTTCGTTTAATTCGTTTGTTCATTTGAATTTACCTATTTTTCTACCACTTTTTCTCTACGTACTGAAACAGTACCACTAGAAAGGTTGTCAGATAATGAAACCGTGACTTTATGGATAAAACCTGTTCCCTTTTCTCGGAAAAAGTCTGCATAGTTTTCCATAGCAGCTATAGCATCATCTAAACTAAACCATCGAGCTTTAACTGTAAGACCCCCCACGGTCATCCACAGTTACAACATTCTCATAATAAACAACTGGAGTCAACGAAAAATCAACTTGAGAACTGTTTTGACGAAGTTTTTCTATTTCTTGTTCTTTCATGTAAGATTCTGCTTCTTCTTTTGTTTCAAAAACCTTTGAACCTACTTTGTACTGTTTGATTTCTTCTAGTTTCATTACAATTACTACCTTTTCTAATTTATTTTCTTTATTATATCAAAACTAAGTCATTTTGTCAAATAAAAAGTAAGCTCATCGCCTACTTTCTCTTAATTAGTTTAAAGTCGGAACAAGTTCCACATAAAAGTTACCTTCAAATTTACCCCCTAGTTCAACCGTATATTTGAAATAACTCTTGTCTTCGCGATGTAAAAACGCATAAGTTAAACGAGAAAACAAAGTATCTAAATCAACAGATGTAGCAAATTGAGGGAGCTGCTCAAGGGTTAAATCAAACAATACTTTAGGAACTGAAGATTCAGAAGATACCACACCTAAAACCTCATGCGACCACAAGTTTAAACGTAAATCTGTTAGTTTTTCTAAACTAATTACATAAACCATAATTCAATCACCTCAACAAGTATAGTCGTAAGCCAAAAACTTACCATTCCGTAATGGTATATAAATTGTACCGTTGTAATAATCATCTAAACCAGTTTGGTGGACATAATAAGATACCGAGGGTGAAGGTTGAGCTACAAACTCAACCCCAGTTTCAAACTCTTTGACAATCCAATAATTTCTGCAGTTGTCTACGGAACCACACTCGTATTGTCCGTACCAAGTACCAACCAAACGGTTTACAAACTCATATAAAGTAGCACAATCTTTATAAATCAAGGTATTAGTTTTATTAGTTAAAGTGGAATATGGAGCTAAACCGTTGCCGAAACCACGGTCATCAAAATCATACCCATAATCAAAAGTTCCGCCTAACTCATCTTGGTTTAAGTGTAAGGTAGAATATCTTCGTACCAAGCTCTTAATCTTCTTGGGAAGAATGACTCCCTCTTTTTTCTTCTGTCTCTTGTTCATCTTTTGCCACTACTACCTTTTCAATCCTCTCCTTAGCTATCTCAAAGTACTGCTCAGTTAATTCCATTCCAATAAAATTACGATTCAAGTTCACACAAGCAACACCAGTTGAGCCACTACCCATACAGTTGTCCAAAACTAAATCCCCCTCATTGGAGTATGTCTTAATTAACCACTCCAACAAAGCAACTGGTTTTTGAGTAGGGTGGTAGTTCTCTCTCTGTTGATCCTTAGCGAAAACTTGAACACTCAGTGGATACCGCTCAGTTGAGTCGTAACCTTCTGCTGACTCACCATAAAAATTGTAATTCGAGTCTTTATTATCCACTTTGAGTTTTTGTCTCTCAACAGACTTTGCTCGACTTTCCTTACTTGAAACCTTTCTTGGATGACCTTGTGTCATTTGAGGATTATAGGTCGGCAACTTCTTGTAGAAAACCAAAATATTCTCATGCGCCTTCATAGGCATTTTCTTAGCATTTAGAAAACCTGTTGGAGCAGTCTTCTGCCAAATAATCTCATATCTGAGGTGCTTGAGATTGGATACCCCTAGAACCTTGTCAAACGGAGTTTGAGCAAATAAAAGAATAGCTCCGCGGTCTTTGATAATACGGTTATATTGCTCCCACAATAACTCTAAATCTAAAACACTATCCCACTTGTTTCTTGTCGTTCCATAAGGTAAATCACACAATATTAAATCAATGCTCTTATCCTCAATAGACTTCATTAACTCTAAACAGTCGCCTTGTTTTAAGCCCACTAACTTAACCATCACATAAGACACTCAAAGGATTCATAGTTCCCTCAATCCTTTCTTTCGCAAGTTTAAAGTATTCCTCATTTAATTCTATACCAATAAAGTCTCTACCTAACTGCTTACACGCAACTCCCGTCGAACCTGAACCCATACAATTATCTAAGACTAAAGCACCTTTACTTGTATAAGTTTTTATTAAGTATTCAAGTAAAGCCACTGGTTTCTGCGTAGGATGTAACTTCTTGCTATCGGGTTTGAAATCAATCAAGGCTTTCGGATACCGCTGACCTGTATTAACTGTGGTTACAGACTCAATCTTAGAACGAACTGTAGAGTTATTCTTATCTTGTTTCTGTTTCCCTGATTTACTTGTGTATGGAGTACCCTCAGTCATAATAGGATTATACTCCATATTATTTCCCTTTTTACTATAACTTGCAGCGCAGTTACTAAAAACCATAATATCCTCATAGTTCTTACTTGGTTGGTACTTCACATTTAAAAAGTTCGCACCTCTAGGTTTAACCCACTTCCAATCATACTTATACATAGCTAAATTACTTGTACGAACTATACTTGAAAAAGGTTCACTACCAAAAAGAACAACCGTGCCTGTTGGCTTTAAAATACGCAGATATTGTTCCCATAACTTGTCCATAGGAATTACAGAATCCCAACTACAAGCAGACGTTCCATAAGGCAAATCACACAAAATTAAATCTACACTATTCTCAGCAACGTCTTTCATCAACTCTAAACAGTCACCTTGTTTTAACTCAATATAACTCATAATTTATCCTATACCACCTAAATAAGCAACGGAATCTGGTGACAGATAGAGTGAAAGAGGATTATCAGAACAATAACCATAACCACTCTCAAAATGCAAAGGCGAACTATCATCGTACCAATATTGACCACCTTTATATCCCTCAAAACGTCTTCCAGAACTTAAATCATCAAGGGCATCTGCTAATGTAGAAATAGGTACAAAGTCAGAATCCAAATCAAAAAACAAAGCTGGCTCCGAATAGATACCTCTCCAAGAACCATAACCTTTCAACGGACGAACCATCAAAGGTAAAGTTGTTAAATATTTACAGTAGTTAATGTCCATTTTTACTCCTTATCACATATAAATTTAGTTTAGTATACCATAAAAACCCTTGAGAGTCAAGGGTTTACAAACTTAAATCTATCAAACAAGTTAAACTTATATAATCAACAAAAGCACTATTCGTACCGAAATCTCCAACTTCGTAACACAACTTCAACCGACTTAGAACTTTGTCTAATTCTTCCAACGTAGGAAACCACAAGAAACAGTTTAAATCATAATGATTGAACAACAAATTAACAAACAAAGTTGCAGTTCTTTTATTACAATCGTGGAAGAACTGTCTGCGCATAAGGTAGACATAAAACATCAGAATTTGTTCCACCTTAACGTAACGGTCAATGTAATCAGAACTTAAAGTCTCTTTTAGTAAGTTGAAAGTTCTGTTAAATTCAGCTTGCGCTTCCTTTCGAGATACCAAAGGTGGTTGATATGTTGTACCACTTATATTTACTGGGAAATCCTCAGAACGGAAATGACCTTCTAATTGTGGTTTATCAGTAACTCCACTTGAAATTAGTTCGTGTAAGTCCTCAAAAGTAGTTATATCTACATCAGAAGAACTAAATAGGTGTACGAAAATCCAAGCTTCATACAAATTCAGAACTTCTTTTCGTGTTTTATAACCAAAGGGAAGAGGTTCGAAATGTGTATTAACAATCTGTGGAACTTCTTCTTTTGTTAAAACGTAATCTTCAAAGACGGTTGAACGAGATACTACGTCCAATAGATTATGACCTAAGTAATCTTGGAATAGAGTAGTCATACTGTTTACCTCTTTAATCTCTATATTTAAAGGTTAAGTACAAATCTCCAAAGTAAGTACTTGAGATTTTTAATTCCAAAGGGGAAACTTCACTCAACAACTGATTGAACTCAGAAAGATACCGATTTGCTAACATACCCATACGTTTTCTGAGCGTTCCTTCCCTTGGGAAATACTCCGAATAAATAATAGATATTGGGAACCAAGCCTGATACCCTAAGTGTGTGGTTGTTATAACTAAATTATAGTTCTCATCTACTACCAAATAAAGGATTTGGTATTTATGATTCCACCCAATATAACGAAAACTTTTATTGAGATTTGGGTCTAATAAATGAACTTCAATCTCATAAGGTGTTTGAGAATAACTTAAAACTTCCCTCAGTTTATCTGTTCGCTTAGGTCTCTCCCACATCTTTGAAACGAACGCTAAATCACGCTCTTCTTTTGTTTTAAACAATTTAAACATCTAAGTTCACCTTAATCATTCATTTTCCTTATTATAACAAAATAAACAAATATTGTCAAGAGAAAAAGAGGTTTAAACCTCCCTTCTGAACCTTGTTTTATTTTTCTGGATTTCCTGTGAATCGATAATAAATCATAGGAACTCCATAGCTTTGAGTTTTGGAGCCTTCCACAAGATACCCTTGTTTAATATACTTCGCTACTTTTGTTTTTGCTAAAGTTGGAGTCGCACTGTTCCAACTAGTTCCAGAAGTTTGAGTGACTAATTGGTAGCAATTCCCATTAAACAAGATACGATCATTCTCCGTAATCGTATAAGTTCTACGACCAATTTTCAGCTCAAATGGTTCAAATTTCATAAACTATACCTCTTTCTTTACTTCAACCCAACAACCTTCTTCGCCAATTTATCTACTGTTTGGTTAACCTTCAAACCCCTATGTCCGCGCACCCAAATAAAGTCAATCTCTTCAATACCACTCTCTTTAGCAACCTCTAGCAAACTCGCATGATACCTACCGACTGGTTTCTTTAATGACACCCCCCAACAAGCAACACCGTTTACTAAAACAGATTTAGGTGCAGACCAACGGAAGATACCCTCATAATCACAGACAACCGTCATTTTAGTTAAAGCACGCTCCATAGCGTCACTAATCGCAAGAGCAAAACCACAAACTTCTCCTGCTACATTTCTCGAACTAGCGAACTGAGGTTTATTATTAGCTACTGCTTGAGCGTCCAATAAAACTCCATTTTCATAACAAGCAAATGCACCACCGTAAGTTTGAGTTTGTGTGTTGAAAGACCCGTCAATCGAATAAATGAACCCCTCAATACCCCAAAGGAGTGGGTCTGAGTCTTCTGCCATGCGAATAGTTCCTCTAATCCCACTTTCTGAAACATAAGGAACAACTTCGGAGGTTTTCTTCGTGGATAAGATAGGCTCTTCTCCTCTCAAATAAGCTTCTGCTTGTTCTCTTGTTGGGAAACTCTTGTATTCAACACCTTTAGTTCCTTTTACAACTCTTTCACAATCAGACCACTCTTCGAGGATTTGATTAGTATTCCTTACTGCGTAATATTTCTTTTTCTTAGCCATTTTCCACCTCACGACCTTTAACATATCTCCAAATAATACAGAAAGCCAGAATAGAAATAAGTGCATAGATATAACCGATTACGTCAGACCATTTAGAAGATAAAGATGAAATCACACCTAATCCAATAATTAGTCCAACTCCTACTTCCATTGTAAAACTTGAAATTGCGTTTAACTCACTATCTTTAAGTTTAATATTACTACGACATGAGGGAACAAATAACGGAACCCAAAAGTAAAGTATATGGAAAATCCAAATACCTGCAAAGCCAATAAGTAAACCTAAGTTGAAAATAGTGTTTAACTCTGGGTTGAAATTCATAGTCAATTCCTTTCTAAATCAACTCAATCGAAAGCACTACATAATTAGGTTGTAGACCTTTGAAGTCTTGAAGAATGTATGTTACTTTAGCATAAACAGAACGTCCGGTATAAGAACCCTCAGTATATTCCATCAACTTTAGAATGTCTCCAACTCTAAAATTTCTATCGTTATAGCGAACTTCAAAGGATTTTTCTTTAGAGACTACTTTCTCAAAGTAATTGGGAGCAATTTTTAACCCATGAACCATAAATAAAAACCTACTTTCTACATCAAATAAAGAAATACGCTGCTTTACCTATTGTTTTCTTAAGTGTGTTAAAACCATAAGTCCTGTAACTCCTAGACCACATTTCAGCAATATCGAGCAAAACCAGCAATGCGGATACCCAAATATGGAAGTTGGAAAGTTCAGTTACGGACTGAAGTTCAAAGAAAACTATATAGTAAAACATAGCTAACAGTGACTTTAAGGTAAACCGAACTTTACTAAAATAGCAAAAATAACTTTTGGTATCAGGCCAAAGTGCAAAAGTAAAGCACACAAGATAAAAGAAAGCGACAACTGTTAGGTGGATTGCTCTTAGTAATAAAAACCAAGTAAGCATTAAAGCTCCCTTTCTAAAAACTTAACAGACTCTTTAAATTCCTTTGGAAAAACCTTAGAAACATATAAATTAAAGAGGTTCATAAAATCAATTTCAACATTACCGTAAAAGTCTCTTCGAATACCGTCACCAAACAGTATGTATGAGGAAGAAACAAAGAACATACTAGAACCGAAAATAAGTAAAAGAGTTAACCCAATTACTAAAAAAGTGTAGACAAGGGGAACACTATTAAATAAAGAACTAAACTTAACTAATAAGGATAAAATAAAGTAAGAAAGTAAAGCAACTAAAAATGAACCCACTAAAGAACTCTTGAAAGCGTTAAATTTATGTTTTAAATAACTACTAACCACTTTACTCACCCCAATCATAAGGCTCTGCAGAATCAAATTCTGCAATGAGTTGTGGATACCCAACCTCTGTTGTTACAATCCCATTTACCAACCCAAATAAATTCAGACGACCATCTTCTGAGTCATCAAATCCTGAAATCTTCACTTCCACAGAACTTGTTGGTGGAAATTGCGACAAATAAGCAATCAATTCTGAAACAGTCATTATACTTCACCCTCCTGTTTAATCAACAACTCCAAGTATTTATCAATAATCTCAATACACTCTTTGAAAATACGCTCATTATCTAAACTCATTGTTAAAGTTTGAGCTGTTCTGAGAATACCCAACTGCTCCTCAGACAAGTCTGCGAAATTCGCTTTGTTTACTTCTGGTGCTAACTCTAAATACTCGGATACGCTCAGTTTAGGTGCGCATAGAGCAAGGTACTTATAAGAGTCTTTCGCTTTATGCAACCAAATACGAGCTTTCTCTAAGTCTTGGATGCCGCCTTTATGTTTGTAACGAATCACATATTCTGTAACCGTAGCAATCATGTGAGGGAAACAAGAATACAAGGAAAAATCCCAAGACTCTACTTTGTTCTGCGTATAGCGAGAAGGGTTTACCAACTCTTCATTTTCAACATATTTCTTAGTCATGTTTGTCTAAACCACCTATCTAAATTTCTTTCAATTATAGCACAAAAACCCTTGAAACTCAAGGAGTTTGCTAATTTAGTAGTAAAAATCACCATAATGTTCTTTGTAGGGATCAGACCAAGAAATAACTCTAGCTTTTGCAATCTGAGACTCAAAGTTCAAAGAAAGCAACAACTCCCCAGAAGGATATGCAAAGTACATAGGGGAGTCTTTATCAACAACTACAACTTGACAACCATAACGCTCGCTATAACCAAATTGGAGGACTTCTTGAGTGGAATATTGAATTTCTCCACCTTTTGTTTTATATTTAATCTCAATGTAGGAACCAACTATCATAACTATACCCTTTCATAGTGTTCAACCACAAAATCAAACTCATTTTGACTATCTCTTTCATAAACTACGCTAGAAACTAATGAAAACTTAGAGAAATCAAAGTCTTTAGGGAAGTAAGTATCACCTTCTACTTCAGCTTGAACTTGTGTAATAACCAACTCATCTATATAAGGTTCAAATAGTTGATAGATTTGACGACCTCCTACAATATAGAGAGTTTTGTCTTGATTTTCATACCAATCCAAGACATCTTCTACACTTGTTACAACAGTTGCACCATCTACTTGGTAATCAAACTGACTTGTTAAAATCAACGTTTCTCTATTGGGAAGAAGCCGTGTGTTCATACCCTCAAAGGTAACTCGTCCCATTAAAATAGCTTGATTTAACGTTGTTTCTTTGAAATACTTAAGGTCTTTTGGTAGGTGCCAAGGGAGGTGGTTATTTTTACCTATGATACCACACTGGTCTTGCGCCCAAATTGCTATGATTTTCTTGTGCATCTGTTCCTTTCCAAATAAAACCCCCTAAGACGCTCTCTACCACATTTTAAATTTAAACCGTATAAGTTATCGAAGTTAGACTTAAAATTAAGTCTGAGGCAATCTGAGGGGTTTTAGAGGGGTGTTTTATACTTATTGTTTATTCGCTAAGTGAAACTCAATCAAATCATTCAAAGATGTGAACAAAGTTTCCTCATAAATGTAAAACTCAGCAAGCGTTTCATGGTTTAATTGCTCATAAAGATAGTCTAGGAAACCTGTTGCAGCTACATCGTTGTCTGTATAAGCTTGAGAAATAGTAAATTTGTCGATACCGTAGATAAAGAGGTTACGCTCCGACATACGTTCATCTACTTTTATGCTTTCACGTCTTAGAAAGACTAGTTTCACTGCAAATTCTCTATCGGTGTAATCATCTGTGGGTAACATGTGTCCAATATTGTTTGAGAAGTAATAAACATGCGTGTCATCATTAACACCCCCACTTTCAACCTTCAGTAAGGTCAAACCCTCATTCAAAATAGAGTTGGCAACCAATTCTGTTACTGCTTGGGAAACTACAAAGTTATTTGCATTCGTTTTGTTTGTTTCTAACATATTTTTCTACCTCAATGTTTTCTTAAATTTAGTATAGCAAAATAAGTCTTGATTGTCAAGGAATAATAAACTGTAAAACCAAAAGAACCCCAACTTAAGTTGAAGTTCTCTGTCAAGAAAAAACTTATCTAAGTTCTCGCACCTCAAGCGCCACATTTCGATTCCAATCGAAAATTCTCTGTGCTTGTGCTTCTGCACTTGACTTCATCTTCCAAAACCGAATAGAGTGCAAGTCGCGTGTGAACTCAATATCGTAGCTTTTAGTCTTACGATTAAAAGCGACATAAGACACATATAAATCATTACTAGGATTGTATAAAGCAAAATTTCGCATGAGGATACCCTCCAAGGTTTTTAATTTGTATCAAAACGAAAAACATGGTTTTCGTAGGTTTGAAGTTCTAAGTTATCATTGTAATTGTCTTTCAAGATATAACCATCAAATTTAATAGCCTTATCCAAGAACTCTTTCAAGTCAGACTTCTTCTTCACATAAATCGTGTATCTAGGAGAAATCGCAAAACCGACTCCCATTTGCCCAGTAATTGCAAATTTACGACCGTCATCCAAAATCACAAATTGGACGAAATCATAACCATAAGCGGTTTCAAAACGAAATTGAATGTTATTCATATTAGCACCTATTCTCTTTCTCTACCTACTAAAGTCTAAATACCATAAGGCATTAACTTATCAAACTCACGCAATTCATCATAAATACGAGAACCATCAACTTGTTGATACCCTTGGTTAACTAGGTCTTTAATTGCCCACTTTAAATCAGATTTACGCTTCACTTCAATTTCAGTTAAAGCAGAAAGCGGAGCACCCATACCATAAGTAGAACCTGTAATCACCAGTCTCCTACCATCAGGGAGAATCACTGCTTGAACATAATCTTTACCATAACCTTGTGCATCGAATAATAGACGAATTCCACGTGTGGAAATTGTTTGATTTTCCATTGTTTTTACCTCACTAATTTTATACTAACCATGTTCGAACTTGATTTTTTTTTAACACTGTCAAATAATGCTTGATGTAAGTTTCAGAAGGAATAAACTTAATTATTTGAACTAAAAAGTTATCAATAGCTAAGTTATCGGTTAAAGGAAAAGTTTGTAATGAACCTAAACCATCAACGTCACTGTATTTAATACCTACATAGTTCACACCATCTGCAACACCAAAATAAAACTCTAGTTTAAAAAGCGGATAACCCTCTTTGTCTACTAAATGTACTAAAACTGCGTTATCCTCAGTAATTCTGAGGTGGACAAAAATCTGCCGTGTCAACATATCAGTAGTATCCATAGGTTTGACTGTGTTACGCACAAGTCCTGATTGATACCGAAGAATGAAAGCTCTCAACTCTTGATATAAAGACTCTTTTACTTTACTTTTAAACACCATAATAAACACCTCTTAACTGATTTTGCAAAATATCCAAATAAAGCTGCACTTGTAAAGGACTGCGAATAGAGTTTATCCAGTCAGCTAATACTTGTTCTAACTGTTTAGTGTTTGCAAAACTAACCCAAACATTACTCTCTTTCCAGTCAAAACTATCTAAAAGATACGAAGACATAAGGTGAACATTATGCTCAAACCTCCAAGGTAGGAAGTTTAACTCTAAAGAATGAACCTTTCTACGCTCACCTACTAGTAAAGTAATTTCTATATTAGGATAATGCTCATCTACCTCATAATAAGTATCATACTTCTGCGTAACTTTTAAATTACGCTTACGTCCTGATTTCTTGAAACTACCTGTGGTAATTACACAATCACACAAGTATAGGAGGTCATCTAATAAGGCTTGTTTTTCTTTGTTTCTGAAAGCCATCTACAACATCTGCTTAATCTTCAAATAACTCAGAATAACCCAATAAAGTTTCCCAATTAGGAACAACGTGCAAAGGTAAATACCCCTCAATCTCTATAATTCTACTTTGAGCATAAACTAGGTCACTTGCTCGTTTTAATTCCACCTCAGCAACCGTAGATATAGGACAACCTTCCAAAGTGTTCCCATAGACCAAAACCTTCTCACCACTTGGTAAAATTACTGGTTGAATATAGTCATAACCACAATCTTTCTTTTTATATAGAAGACGAACTCCTCTTGAACCTTTAAACATATACAATGACCTTTCTAACAATAATCTTGAACCGCAGTTAGACCTAACCAATACGCTAAAACTTGGTCTTTCTTACGAATGTAAGGTAACAACTGCTTTGTAAACATAGTTGGGTTCTCTTGCAAATCTACCCAATCACAACGAAGACTGAGAGACTTACCAAACCAAATACCCCCAGTCTCTTTAAAAGGTCGGCTTGCAATCTCTACAACTTGTCTACTACCACCAAATTTATCAATCTTAATGTTGTGATAATCAACTCCATTAGTGTCTTGCAAGGTAAAGGAAATCGTCCCCTCAGAGCAACCTACCCAAATGAGGTATTCACCACCGAGCGGAGAGGGACTACCGGTAGGGAATTTACCCATAGGATAAGTAGATTGACCCTCTAAATACTTCAAGAAGAAATTAAGTTTTTCTACTACCAACTCTTCAAGTTGGTCTCTTTTTAAACCTTTGTATTTGCTCATATTATCAACCCTCTACCACATCAAAACCAAGACCTGATAACTGAATACCTAAGTTTAAATACTCAACTTGCTTAATTGTAGCTACATTCTCAACCAAATCAGTTAAAATCTGTTTAAAAATATACCCATCTAGTAGATTTTGTAAATAAGCTACGGTAGATACAACCTTCCTTTTTCCAGTTTTCTGATTACAAGAAACACCCCTAAAAGAAAATCTACCTAGTACCCTATCGTAATAAATCTCAATCTCATGAACTAAATCAGTATCTAAATTAGTTTCTAGTGTATTTTTCAATAGTCGTATTTGAAAAACAGACTCACTTAATAACACAGAAAACTTATAGCTAGGAGAAACTTGGTTAACTGACTTCACCGGTAAACGGTTCTCATCAGAGTTCAACATTTCTTCAAAACCTTGTCTTAGGTAGTGCCATAATTCTACTGTCTGTTTGTTTGCTAGTTTTACCATTAACTATACCCTCCTAAATAAAAATTAACTAACTACCTCTTCCAAAGCACTCAAGAAACAAGACACTTGGAATTCCGTAGAAATCGATTCTACCAAAATCTCAAAACCACGTGTAAATTGTGGAGTTCCTTTTGCAGCATATTGTACAATATGTTCCAATGTACTTACCGGTAGAGAACTCTCTGACCTATAAACGCTACCTGAAAAGAAAACATCTAAGTCTGAAGATACCGAAATGTGTAAATCATGAACTCGTTTACCTGATTTCTTATTTTCCAACGAAAGGTAAACTAAGTCTTTTGCAAGTTCTACATAAACTAAGTATCTGTCAGAAACCTCGATTGTTTCTCCGCTAACTTCATCTGCTAAACCAATAACCTTATCAAAGGTTTTCTCCAAGGTTTGTTGGAGTCGTTGTCGTTTGTTTTTGCTCATCTTCTTCTTATTCACTCTCTAAAGCCAATTTAATCTGCTTCGCAATACGAGATACCACAGGTACTGCTACACTATTTCCTGCTTGTTTATATAAGTGACTATTTGCCATTCTCTCCGAGAATTGATACGAACGAGGAAAACCTTGTGTATTGAAACATTCTCTTGGAGTCATTTTCCTTATGCCTCCACTTTCTGTTAAAATCAGAGGTACATTATTTCCGCCTGTCCCCATAGAAGCTAATAATGTAGGTACAACACCACTCTTGTTTTCTCTTATCGTATTTCCTCTGCGATATTCGTAAATACTACCTACAGACACAATATTATCTCTTAACAAAGGATAATAATGTTTATCTTCCCTGTAATAATACTGCTCATCTACTTTTGTTTTGAAGTCAATAACATCAAATACAGTCTTGGTCAAGGCTACTTTATCTGGGAACTGAAAACGCTCAGATACCGCTTTATCTTTGAACCCCACAATGTAAATTCGCTCTCTACCTTGTGGAATATTACCATATTCAGCAGCATTCATCACTTGGTAAGTCACATAGTAACCCAAGTCCTCTAAAGTCTTTAAAATTACTCTTAAAGTGTTTCCCTTGTCATGGCGAACTAAGTTCTTTACATTCTCTAAGAAAATGGCGCGAGGTTGTTTCTTTTCGATGATACGAGCCAGTTCAAAGAATAATGTACCTCGACCTTTTTCATCGTGGAAACCTTGGCGATACCCTTCTATCGAAAATGCTTGGCAAGGAAAACCTCCTACGATAATATCTGTTGAGGGAACCTCACTTGCTGAGATTTCTCGAATATCTCTTTCGTCCAACTGAACATGAGGGAAGTTTAAAGCAAAGGTTTCTCTTGCTTTCTCATCAAACTCATTTGCATAAACCGTTCGAAAACCCCGTTCCTCAAAACCTAAATCAATACCTCCTACCCCTGCGAAGAAGGAAGCAACTGTTAAATCTAAACTGCTCATAAAAGTAAAAATAACCTCAATCTAAACTCATATCAAACTTAAACCCATGAAACTTAGTCAACATAACCGAAACCAAAGCACCTAGTTCCATCTCTAATTGTGATAAAGGTATTGAAACCCTTTCTTCAATCGAAACTGGAAGCTCATCACAAGGAAGACACCCTCTCATGGTTTTATAGGGAACCAACTCAAAACCTCTGTTTTTACATCTGAAAAACTGAATCACACGTACAGAAGTAACCTTCTTATCTGTGAACTTCACTTCCGCATGAAAGTTTTCTATACTTTTAACAACAACTTGACTCTTCCCTACAAAATTAACTTCAGTTACAGTTAACAAAGGAACTAACTTCAATAGAACTTCCTCTGTTACTTTCCACTCACCCCTTTGAATAGAATAAGCAATGAACGAGTCTCTGTTGAAAATGTAAGGATTGTATGGAAAAGTAGTCCCATCTGATAACACTAATAAACCATCTTTTGAATCCATACAAAACCTCAATCTTTCCAAGTAAGAAACGTATTTGTTTGATCTACTAAGCACAGAGTAGTATATAGATTTACAAAGCGCTCTTTAGATGAAATAGACTTAAGGATATCAATCATATCAGAATCACTTAAATCTAAAGAACTTTTATCTATATAAACAGTAAATAACGTCTCAAGCATAGGTTTTTCATTATAATAAGACCAACCATTTAACTTAAACCTGTCACCTGACTCTTCTACTTTGAAGTAGTAAGCTGGTGCACCTTTACAATACACGGTTACATAAAGCTCATTCGGATACTGAGTGTATGAGTAAGTATACTTCCTATTATTCAATGCGAGTTCTCTATCTTGATGAGGAACCAATTTAGGTAACTCTTCTAGCAAACTATTAACTGCCGCTCTAAATCTATTTACCTCTTTATCGGTTAAATTCATCTATCTACCGCTCCTTGTAATTCTTTTAAAGTACGTAACAATACACGTGCTTGCTCATCTGAGCTAATAAACTCAATTAAATCTTCAAACTTACTCAAGTTCTTAGTCTTAAATTCTTCATAATCTAACTTAAACCGAACTTCTTGGTGTTCACCATCGTTAGTATGCCCTTTACGAATACTTCGACAATAAACATAACCATCTTCAAGGATAAAGTTTAAAACGTGTTCTCTACCTACATTGTAAGTATACAAAGCAAGTTCAATCTCAGAACCATCTCTTAAGAAACGAAATTCATAAATAAGCGAAGTGTCAAAAACTACCCCATAATCATAAGGATCTCTCTCCCACTCTTTACGTAGAAACTTTACTAAATAGTCGCTTAAAGCTTGTCTGTTCTTTGTTAATGCCATTTTACTAATCTCCTTCAAAATCTAATAAACGGAAACCTTCAGAGAAAAAGGATACCGAAAAGGGTTACTTGTAACTAATTGAATTAGTTACTTTGTACATTAAGAAAACTCATCAAATCAGTAAAACCATCAAGGTAAGCAGAAATTAACTCAGATTTAGGAATACCCTCAGATACTAATTTAAGAACCGTATTATCACTTAAAATAGAGACCATGAAACTAACTGTTTTATCTGACTGCAACCTACCTCTAAAACAAGGTGCACTATGCCCTGTGTAAGTTAAATCATACAAGTAGCTAGTTGGTTTATCTAAACCTAACTCAATCGTATGTTGGACTACGTTATTTAATTTCTTATACAAAGTCAAGGTAACTGTATAAGAATTGTGAGTTTTACGAGGTACTGCACTCAATCCAAAATCTAAATCATACTTAGAGTTGCAAGTAATTGTAGTATGAATATCTTCTACAAAACCAACAGCAGCTAAACTCTCTAAATAAGCGTACAATTCCCTCAGCTTTAAAGCTAAGTAAACTTCGTTTTCCCTTGTGTCCCACATATTTTTTGTCATAATAGTCTCCAATCTAAATCAGTTTAAACCCTCTACATTCAAGTGAGGATTTTTTACTTGAAACTGTACTCCATTCATAAAATCTGTTAAGAGAGTAGCAACCTCAAAGTAAGCAGATAGTAACTCTTCCTTATGTACACCTTCTTCAAATAATCTGGATAGTTCTTTAGGTTCAATATAATCACGCATGAAACTTACGGTTTTATCCTCTTTTAATTTTCCACGGAAACAAGGTGTACTATACCCATAATAAAGCTCACCTAGAAATCCACCTTTAGTTTTATCAAAAACCAAATTTAAGGAATGTTGTGCAAATTCGTTTTCCTTAGTATATAAAACCAATCTTAGCACATAAGAGTAATAAGATTGACCTTCAGACCCAGTCAACTTAACACCTAACTTATACTTAGAGTTACAATCAATCACAGTTTGAAACTCACCTACAAACTTAAGTTTAGCTAACACCTCTAAATCTTTATAGTAATACTTCAATGTGCTTGCTAAGTACCGTTGCTTTTCCTCTGTTGTCCATGTTCGTTTAATCATGCTATACCTTTCAATCTACTCAAACTTAAAGTCAGGTAATCTCCCAATCTTAGTTAAGAGTTGAGGTAAACCCAAGTACAAAGCATTTAAAACCGCTTCGGACTGGATACCCTCTGTAATGAGTCTAGGTGCAAACAAAGCCAAAATATCACTAGACATAGAACCAACTCTTTCCCACTCTTTAGGTTTCCCTCTGAAGAAAGGACTGCTGTAACCAAAATAAGTATCAGAATTAGCAGAAGGTTCAATAGCTAAATAAAGGCGATGTTGAATAAGGTAAGAAGCTCTACTTACAACTTCAATACTTACCTCACCTGCATCATTATTACCTTTATTTGGTTCAGTAAGTATAACTTTTAAGAAATGTGTAGAATTTACATCCAGTGAAAGCTCATAATGCGGAGAGCCAATATAATTTCTTTTATACTCCCTGTTTCTGAGTTTCGTAACATAAGTTGCTAACTCCTCTAAACTCTTAATACAACCTTCTTGTTTTTCTTGTTTTGTTACCATAAGTTAAACCTCTTATCTCTTTACGGATTGTGCAATGGAATCTTGTTTAAAGCTATTTTGAAAGCTTTTGCATGTGATTTAGGCATAGATTCTACAAGTTTCTGTACTTCTTCCTCAGATATCTCAGATTCATAAACCTTAACATACGATTTATCGTAGTCAAATTCCCCAAATCGTGTAAATGGAAAAGTACCATAATCGAAAGTACAACCCATGTTGTAATTTAAACCTACAAACAACTTTCTAACTGGTTGTTTAGTTGTTTGAGAAAGCAAGGTCACATGCAAAGAAACGTTACTGTTTTGATGGTTCAGACTGTAAACCACATGAAACCCACCTGAGACATCAAAGCCAATTAACCCATTTATGTCAGTATAGGTACTAGGACTAAGTTCATAACCAACTTGTCTTAGCAGCGATACCAACTCCTTTTGGTCTTTCGTTAATGTACTCATAAATTTCACCTCTCAATCTCTAAAGTTCTTCTCCAACTCGATTAAACCACAAGCTCTCTCCAAATAAGCAACCAATGGAGTTAATAAGTTATCTCGCTTGCAACTTGTCAAAACCATTTGACGAATGTAAGATTCAAACGGAACTTGGTTCGTGAAACCTACTTTCAAATTATCTAAAGCTTGACCTCTTTTATAAGGTAAGCTTGCAAAAGCACAACAACTAAAAGGACTCTCAACTGTACCCAAAACATGACTAACTTCAAAGCGATGTAAAGAAATACCAGTTGAAGTTAATAAAGTGATACCGAAAGTTATTGAGGTCTCAGTTCTGCTGAACTCTATAAGACCATTGTAGTTTTCATTTTCTTTTAACTTGAATGGAATTTCAAATGGTTTTCTCTTTTGAAAACTTAGAGAAAGTTGGAAGTACAACCGTAGTAGTCTTTCAGCTATTCTAGCTAGTTTTTCTTCTTTTGATTGTCTTTTAGTCAAATTATAAACCTCACATCTCCTTTAAACTTGGGTAAAGTTCATGAAGATACCGCAAAAGGGTGTTCTCCAAATAATTGTACTTCATGAACTCTAACAAACCAACTAAGTCTGCAAGTCTTCCATTAGGAGAAACTTCAAAGTGGTTGACCTCAGTAATCTCACCACTTGAATCGTAATGATTTGCTTCTACATAAACAATATAAGGCTCAGTCGGAGAAGTCAAAACATCTAAGTAATTTGTAACAATTAACTGAAAGACCATCCGTTTACTCCTATTGTAGAATCGTAAATGAAGATTCGGATTACGTCTCATAATATCGTTATAAATAGAACCTATAATCTTACCTTCACTTGTCATAGGCATTTTTGGTAAGTGTTTATTCAACACTTTACTACTCAAAAAGTCTTGAATCAAGGTATCTAAACCTAAACGTAAATGGCAAAACTCTTTGTCTGATAACATCTTTACTCCCCAACTAAATTTCAAGCTACAACAAGCAATCAAAACTTCAATTTAATTCAAATCTTATAAATCAAGTTTACTACAAAAATTGAAAAATTGCAAGGATTTCACATAAGAAATTTTGATTAATTTGACAAGAATAAAAACAAAACAAAGCAATATAAAAGAACAGTATAAAATTATACCACTCCATTATGTGTGAGTTCAAAATCTCAATCTTCTAAGTCTAAATCTTTGTCTTCTGGACCAAGAATACCGTAGGAGAGTAGGGCTTGCATGTGGTTCTGTACAAAATCTCGAACTTGAGGATGTTCTCTCTCTATTTCTTCAAATTCTTGGAACTGTAAGCTTGTAAGTATTCTCTCCGTTACAATACGCATGAAATTGAAAAACAATTCCTTTGTGATTTCATCTTTTGATAGACCAAAAAATTCAAGAGACTTGTCTTTATCAAATAAACCGATACCTTGTTTCAATAGAAGTTCAAAAATTGGATATAAGTTCTCTCTAGGAATAGCAACAAAAGAAGTAGCAGACAAAGTATCATCTTCTGTTCCAAACAAAGAAAGTTCAACCACACCTTCTAAAGTATCTTTCTTTTTCAAAATGCTTTGGTTGAACTTCATAAGGTTCTTCAACACCTTATCTCGATCAGTATGTTCAATTTCCATTCTTTCCATCTATCTGTCTTCACTTTCTATTTCTTCCTGATGAGCTACTTGGATTTCTGGTAAAACTTGTGGATACCCTACAACTTCTCCTATTCTTAAATTCGCAACTGCTTCGTGACCTTCTACCAATGCTTGTTTCTTTTGGTACTGCTTAATCTTCATAGCAGTTCTATAACATGTACCGAAATAAAGCTCTACATAATCTAACAAGGACACATAAACCATGCGAACACACTCATCATCCTTACCACAAGAAACAGTCGAGTTCCTAAAAATAGACATAGACTGCTGAAAACCTACTGGTAAGACAACACCATCTTCTATCTCTGGGTAAACTACCTCAAAAAGTAAATCAACTAAGTACGTTTTATTACCTTTAGTATCTCTATCAACCACTTTCCAAAGTAACTTATGTTCAACTAAATAATCAAAGGTTTCTAATAGAGAGTGTCGATTAAACTGTCCCTTCTTAGACTTAAACTCTTCCACACTTAACGACCCGTTCGCTAAGTTTTTAAATTCAGTTAAAACAGTCACACCAACACCTACCTTTACTACTTTCTGTTAACTTTAATCTTCTAAGGATTCATAAATTCGTTTAAATAAGACTTCCAAACAAGGAACTGCAATCGAGTTACCTGCTTGTTTGTATAACTGCAAATCTGATAAACCTGTCTCTTTTGCTTTTTGGTAGTCTTCGTAAGAGAACCCCATAAACTTCCAACACTCGCCGGGGGTTAGATACCGCATGGAATAAAAACCATTCAAAGGTTTCTGTTCTTCTGTCTGATTATCAGACAACATCAAAGCCAAATTGAACAAACCTTGAGGTTTATTTGCAGTTTTCTCAGACAACCACAATACATTTGGGTCTTTTGCGAGTTCTTCTCTTGTTGAAGAAAGACCCCGCTCATACTTTACAAATGGACGAGCTAGAGGGTCACTTGCATCTGACGGATATAACTTAGACGGAACCTCACAACCAACACCCTCTACAACTGTTTTAGGATATTTGTAATCAGAAGCCAACATGCAGCTTACTTTCCCCGTCGGGAAAAGGCACTGCGTTCGCATTCCGATAGACTCTTTAATGGTTGAAGGGTCTATGTCCGCTAAACCTTGTTCTTTCAATTTATCTAACTTATAATCAAGCGGAACATTAAAGCGACCTAAGTAATGCACGATACCCTTATCTCTTAGTTCATAAGTAAAACGGTCAATGTTGTACTGCTTGTGCCACTTCTTTGTATCTAATTCACTACCCAACAAAGGAGCCATAGTTGAACCATCATCAAAGCCGTTTGGAAAGCGATAGGGTTTGTGTTTCCCTAAAATAGAAACTACGAAAATGCGCTCCCTATTCTGGGGAAGTCCGAAGTCTTTTGCATTAAGGACACCATAATAGTTAGTATAACCTAAACCTCTCAAAAAGGAAAGCCAAGAATGAAAACCATCTCGAAACTTAGCACTGTTAAGAGCTTTTACGTTTTCTAGTAACAAGGCTTTTGGTTTCTTACCTTCAATGATTCTTTGGCACTCCCACAAAAGAGAAGAGGACGTTCCTGAACCCTTTTCAAACCCACGTTGTTTTCCTGCAGAACTTAGATCCGTGCAAGGAAAAGAGTATGTAAACAAGTCAAAGTCTGGTAAGTCCTCT